GGGTCTCTTCCCAGTTCTCGTAAAACTCGAATCGGTCTGCATAATCTGAGGGCGACTCAAAGAAACCACCAACTAACGGGAGGTCTTGCTTACGGTAGTCTTCGTCAGAAAGCATACGACCTGCAATATCAGTTGTCTGGCTACCAAATCGACCCAAGCCGCCAAGGAAATATTCATAAGCATATTGCATCTTATCTGGATTGATAGACATGGAACCGTCTCGGTACTTGTCACCCCCAGTAGCATCGTTGAGGAACTCAGCCGGAACAGTAAACATCTTGTCGGTTGATCTTCGAGAGTTATAAGCATTGGCTCGCTCAACAAACAATGGGTTTTGCTCTATGTAGATATCACTGCCAAAGAAGTTTTTGTTTGCCATCATATCTAAATGAAGCTCTAGCAGATCAGGATAGAAACCTCTTGCCGCATCTTCCCAGTTATCGCCTGCTGATGGTGCAACAGGTACAAAGTTGAGCAGAAAGTTTTCCCAAAGATGCACGGCAGTTTCATCCATAGTGCTAACACCAAGCGACACTTCTGTGGCAAGTCTGCCTATGTTGGTAAAAAAGTTATAGCCATAAGAGGCTGGTAAGGCAAAGCCTTCTTCATCGTTATACATAAACAAGAGGGATCTGTTCTTGGCATGCTCGGGTAAATCTGCATATCTATTCTCATCGTCTTCGTCATCTTCAGAAGATAATATGTTCCATGCCGCTAGAGCTACACCAATGGCAACCATACCCATCGCCGCTTGTCTCGCAGTAGTTGTACCCTTTTCGCCCTTACCTTTACCGTCATCGGATAAAGCCTGAGCAATGTTCACGTTACCCTGAACAGCCGCGTTGAAGAACAGGTAACCTGCGTTAACAACCGCAGTGCTTTCGCCTTTACGATTGAAGTTAACGGTTAAGTCTTTTGCTAATGTAGCCGCATCTTCTCTAGGTGCGCCAGCTTTGCGAGCCTCTATATAGGCTGAAAAACGAATTGCGTTTTCTGTTGTTACGTTAAAGTCTTCAACCCACTTCCCTAAAGCTTTAGCCGCTTGACGAGCAAGTCCTCGCTTCATTTTGTTTTTAAGTATACGCATCTGCTCATCTGTATCACGGACAAGCATCATACCCGTAGGCGCTCCGTCTTCTATATATTCTAATATATACTTTTGCATTTCATCGCCCATCTTAGCCGCAACATCCTTGCCACGGTAATGACGATACAAAGTTCTCATCGCAGGGAAATATCCTTCAGCCATTTTGCCGATGATATTTTCACCCTGAATGCGACTACCGTTCTTATCCATTTCGCCCAAGGCATACATCAACCCTGTTTGAACGTCGCGAATAGGGTTAATCAATCCCCATGACGGGTTATAGTTAATAAGCATATTTCGACGGAAAGTCTGGAATCGAGTCGCCAGTGTTAGAGCTTTATCCATAGCCGAATTAGATCGATCAAATGCATCGACACTCATGTTTTGTAGTGAGTGGTTTAAAGCGTCACTTTTAAACTCAACAAAGAATGTCTGTCCACCCTTCTTAACCTGTACATATTTCGGCTCACCATTTGGACGGGTATCTCTCTCCATCTCTTTAAGATCTTGCTGAGTAAGCTCGTCACTATCTTTCATGGGGCGGAACTTGTTGTTATATATCGTATAGGAGTCGCTGTTACCCAGTTCGCTAAGAAGATCTAATAAGGTTTGGGCGTATTCATTTTTTCTCGCCCGAATAATTTTTTTCTGGATATCTTCAAACGACTGCATCAAAGGGCTCATAGGTAGCGTCTTACGACCTCTAGCCTTTAAGCTTTCGCTTCCTACTACAGAGTAACCACGAGCCTTAGACGCTCTTACAAACTGATCTCCATCTGCCTCCGCCGCAAAACCCTTCAGTGGAACGTAAAACCTGAAGGTATCTTCCCAGTCCTCTTTAGAAGCCTGATCTAGCAAGCCCGATTCAACCATTCTGCTTCTGGCGGCATCATGCATCTCATAAACCATGGATGCGATACGCTCTAAATCTGCTTGAGTGCCTTCTTGCTCTGCAATCTTGAGTACCTTTCGAGCTTCCACATAGGTCATGCCTGAACCGGTATCTTGAAAGGCTAAAGGTAGATCATTGTATTGCTTAAGTTTTTCCCTGAGGTTAGCAATTTGCACAGAGTGATCAACACCCGCATCCTCTTCTAGCTTAGCAATTGCCTGTTCTGTTCGGGCTATATTTTTAGCGCGTTGCGCGGCTACCTTCTCGGCAATAACGTCGTTACGCTCTTCAGCATGTTTAGCTATAAGATAGGTGTCCACAGCATCAACTGTGTAACCTAGCTCTGCAATAACATCACCTAAAGGATCGACAAATTCAGCGTGAAAGTTATCAAGATCAGTCTGGACCCGACCATGAGATAAGTTTTCCTGATCACGTGGAGATATAGCCGCAGGCAGTCTACCTACGTTTAAGTATTCTGCCGCCTGCATTTCAAAGTCTTCAAGTCGTGCATATCGATCAACAAGACTTCTATAGATAGCTTTGTCTTTTAGTCTTCTTACTAGGTCAGACTGTGAATCTATTTCATCGTTGTAAGAAAATTGGCTTGTAGATGGTGATCCGTCATCTAGCTTGTTCAACTCTTTGTTGATTTGCTTTTTCTTAATAAAGGCAAAGTCTTCTACGTCAGCGTACTTAGCATCCTTAACAATGACTAAGTTACCTACCTGTATAGCTTCACTGAAACTCTCGACAGGTTGCTGTTTCTCTAGGTCGTAGTAGAAAGAATGACGCTCAGGATTCATCGATACCTGAGTCCACTCTGGATCCTTAACAAACTTTTTAAAGTCAGCAACATTCTGTTCATGTGTAAGAGCTGTGCCATCTTCCTTCTGCCCTACATAATCACCTTCCATTGTGGCTATAGTGTTCTTGTCTGCACCAAGAGCAATCTTAACTGCTCCTTTTTCTGGTACAGCGAACACACCATTTTTGAGACGAATGGTTGGATAGTAACCAAGACGCTTACCAGCTGAACCTGCTTTAGCATTAGGTCTGGATACATGAACAGTAACTATGTCTGCTCGCTCATCTTTGGCTAGCGTTTTACTGTTGTATGAAGGAATGTCTAAGCGAGAGCCGTAACGTACACCATGCTCTAAAACGTCCGCTTTCCAGTACGTTTCTTTGGTTGGTGTATTGGGCTTCTCTCTATTTGTTTTCTTTAGAGCATTAACAAACTTTTGTTCTGATGGTAGCTCAGGAACCATGTCTGCTGTCATAGGTGCAACAAAGCGACCCTGATCTTCAAATACCTGATTCAGTTCTTCTGCTGTTATGTCTCTATCTATACGAGACTGTACGGCATCCTTCATTGTTTGATTGATTCGGTTTTGTTCGGGGCGGATTCTTTCTTCCCCGCCTCGCTGAATTTTTACAGCGTCGTCATAGCTTTCTGCTACAACGCCATCTTCCCTAGAGTACTTACCAAAGTACTCTGGGTTGTGACGCATAAAGACAACATCAGGTTCGCCGCCTTTAAACATGGCAAACGTTTTCTTGTCCCATCCATCTGGCGCTTGAGAGTCATCCCACTTAATACGTGAGACAGCCTCGAAGCCTAGGTTCTTATAAATATATGGAAGAGTGGTATCAAAAGCATCCAAATACTTTGCTCCGTCCTCTATTGCCAGTGACCCTAAGGCGTATGTAGTGTTTGGATTTGTGCCATCGCTAAATAGTGAAACGATCTCGTCACCATTTCTTAATGCCAACCCTGCCGTACCGTCGTCAGTGACGTACAGGGTCATATCTTGATAGTCGGACTCTGGGTAAACATACACCGACGCACCAAAGCGTGAAGACTCTTTAGACGCTTTGATTTTATCGCTAAAGAATTTAACCGTTTCTGGTGTGCTTTCTAGCTCTAGAACTGTTCGTGAGTAGCTGTCTACTGATGCGAGATCCTGAGCAACTGACGGCTCTAACTCTCGCTTATAGGCATTGAACGTTTGACCGTCTAGGTCAACTTGAGCATATCCACTAGGTCTTGCTCTGAAGCGTCTGGGTAGTCCGCCTTGATTTCCTCTACCGTCTCCCTGTACGCCTCTGGAACCACGAAGCCTGTTGTAGGTTGCGATTCTTCTGCGCTGTCCGCTGATATCGGTTGCGTCGTAGTCAGTAGCTCTTTCAGGAGCATACTCTCTTTCAACTGCCTTTCTTTCAGCGTTAGATTCGACGAGGGCGTCGAGCTTTTGTCTGTCAACTTGTTCTGCTTCATACCAAGGAGATCCTTTATCGTAGTCGGTTACCTTGAAACCTTTAGGTATTACACCGTTCTTAGACTTTTTAACTTCTTTTAAGAAGTCGCCAAATTGTTTAGTGCTAAACTTGTAAACATCACCGTTAGACTTTGAGTATAGTATATACGGGTTTGTATCTTCATCTCTAGCGTAGATAGCACCAAATCTATAAAGGTCACCCTTACCTTCAGGAGCGCCCAAGAAAGCATAAGGACTATCTTCACCCTTAGCATCTTTCTCAAGACCCTGCATTGTCGGGTGAGCAACAACCTGCCCTGAATTTAATACCCAACTTTCCCAGTGATAGCGACCAACAGAAGCATCTTGCTCTCTGCCTAGCCCTTTATATAGGTCTGTGATTTTTGTTTGAAGAGCATTCTCCAAAGCCTCATATCTTGCTAGCCCATGGAAGCCACTGAACTCATCAGCAATGTCATCATAAATTAACTTGCCGTAACGTCCAGAATCCCACATAGAGTTAAGCTGTATGCGGTCTAAGATAACCACATCATCTCTACCCATCATCAGCATCATGAAAGAGAATACTTTGTTGTCTATTCCAGAGCCCTGCACTTGAGCTTGGAACTGACGGCGTACCTCAAAAGACGGAATGCTTGAATCTGCTAGCGTGTTATGTAGGTTTTGAAGCTTAGATACACCGTCAACCTGTTCGCTCATCTTCATTAGAAGCGGAAAGAAATCATTGGCATTCGAGGTTGCGCTCTTACCAAAGGATCCCTCGGGTATAGCGGTCTTAACTTCAGCTATCCATTTGCCTTTGTCATTAGCGTCGATGGTTCCATTTAGAGTTTTCTGAATCAGATCCTGAGTCATCTCAGTACCTGTTACAAGATCAACGTATGCCGCCTCTTGAGAGCTAGCAGTTAGTCTTCTAGACAGTAATCCCCACAACAATAACTTAGCCGTTGTATCAGGGGTTGCAACACCATTAGCGTATAACTCACCCATTCTTTTCGCAGTATCTAAGCCATTCTTGGCGGCTAATCTTTGCTCTGTAGTTAACTGAGAGTGACGGTCAACCCATCCATCCATGTTATTGAACAGGTTGATTAAGCCATACGGGGGTGCTAAGTGTGTGTTTTGACCAGTAAGCGATCTTTCAAACGAGCGCCAAGCATCAGTGCTACTGAGTGCATTGGGGTTACTATCGATGATTGTTTGAAGTCTGCGAATGCTTTCTTCTGCATTCTTGGGGTTGAGCTTCTTAACAGGAACTTGCTTCTTATCCGAAACATCTCCCTTGGAATCTTCTAATAAATACTCTGCGCCTTTCTTAATGAATCCCATATCATCAAGATCAGAAAGGTCGTCATCAATTAAGTCAGCATCGTCGTCTAGATCACCAAGCTCTTGTTCCACCAACTTGGCTTCTTGTTCTTGCTCGATCTCGTTTAGGATGTCTTGTTGAATAAACTTGTCGCCATTCATCACAACTAAGTCTTCCGCCTCTACATCTTTATCAAGCAATTGTTCTTTAAGGTTTTCAAATTGGTTGTCTTCTAGACGCTTAAACTTCTTACGAAGAGTTTTCTCTGTAGCACCCTCTTTGTCAGCAATAAACGACCACGCATCAGTGACAGTGTCTTTGCTTACAAGAGGATCTAGCGGGGTGTTGTATGATTTTTCTCCCGCCTCAATTAATTTTGCGCGGTGATCCACGATAGCTTGTATCGCATCATTCTTAGTTTCGCCTAGGTACTCGACCTTACCATCTAGCGACTCTAACTCTGTAGCGTCGCCAACCTCTGCGGCATAGTCATCGTAATAAACTCGGTATCTGTCACCATCAGGAAATGCAACTAAGTACTCTCCTGTATCTTCGTAGTTCTCAGATTTTTTGAATCGCGGTTTTTTGCTGTGCGGTTTGAGGGTTACTTCGGTGCGTGGCTCTTCAGCTACGACAGGTTCTTGTACCTCTGGTCGTTCACGTTCCCCACCTTCGTCTTGCTCCGATCTCTCCATTGAGGTATCGGCTCGTTCTTGGCTAGCGCTTCCTTCGCTATCTGATCTAGCTGGGGTAGGCTGAACTGCCTCGAGGCTTCCGGACTCTGGCGGTGCCCGAACTTGTCCTGATATTCCTGAAGGTTGGGTGGTGTTTTGGGGGCTGACACTACTCGACGGTTCATCTTGTACCTCTGCCTGTGCAGTCTGTAAGTTTTTGTCACGTATATCTTTTATGTAATTATACGCCTGTGGAGCAAATTCTTGTAGTTGTTTTGGGTTGCTGTGAAACATTGCCCCAAGCTGAGCAAAGACCTCTTCTCTATATGTGGTGTTTAAACTCTGGTTATCCTGCTCAAGATCAGCAATGTCTATTTTTAGATCATTAAAAGGATAGTCAAAGCGTTTCCCGAGGTCTGTTCCTTTCTCCCAATTATCATAGATCTCTTCCATGATATCGCCCATAACAACCGTTGGTGCCTCAGCATCGTCTTCAATTGTTATATCGAACCGCGAGTCTTTATCACTTAATCCGTAAGCATAGTCTGCCGCATGGTAAACCTCATGGGTCATTGTCCATGCTAACTCACGCAACTGTTCTTGATCTGTCATAGCGCCGTCAATCAACTGCGTGTTAACAGATATTCCTCTGCTACCTTTTCCTGTAAGAGCTGGTGCAGTTACATCCTGATCCGTATGAACAAACACACCTGAAACTGCATCTACAAATGACGTGGGAACACCCTGTGCTGACAGGTCAGCCATCACACCACCTATGGTGTTTGTCACTGCCTCTGACTTATCACCGTATACCTCTTCAACTGTTGGTAAGCTTTTACCTTTTGGTTTAGCGGCAGTTCCAATTTTAAGGGTTTCGTTTCTATCGAAAACTCGGTCAATGTCGTCTTGATCAATTGGCTCAACCACAACATCGGTATTGTTTGGGTCTAGTGCTTCAGGAGTTTGCGCTACTCTTGACACCTCTAGAAGCTGATCTTGCACAGGGGTAGATGCATCTGTAAGTGAAGCATCCCACTTATGCTCGTGACCATACTCTCGAGCGCCTTCTGGCACCTCTCTAGCACCAAGTACTGGAGCTGATGGAGAATCACCCACCTCATCCGCAACCGGTTCCTGAATAACGCTCTGCTCTTCTACTACCGTGTTAGCTTGTTGAGTGTCGCCATCGCCAAGATTTATCGAGCCACTATTGCTAGGCTCTGTGTAGGTTATGGATAGATCATCACCCTTGCCTAAATCAACGTTTAGGTTTGCAGGGTTGAAGTCATCTCCGTACTGAATCTTTAGCTGTTCAGTCGCCTGATCTATGTTTTGTTGTTGGACAGGATTTGGAGTCTGCTCTATAACTGACACACCTGTTACACGACCATCAGAATCTACTGTGGAAATTGTTGTTCCGTCATTATATTTGTTAAAGGTGTCTGCAATGTACTGTCTTCGTTCTTGCGGTGTAGCGTCTGGGGTTACATCGCGCATAGCGTCGAAGTTTGGAGCATTATCCAACTGATCGTATCCGCCTCTAGCTTTTTTAACAGAAGCAGAGGCAGTGCCTATGGCTTTACCACCCATAACGCCTGCCGCAACGCTATTAATTAATCCACTTCGTTTGTTCTCGTTTGCAATGTAGTCCATATACTCAATTGCTTCTTTCTCTGTGAAGTTGTTATTCACATAAGCAACTGTTTCCTGCTCGACAATAAACTGAAGACCCTCTGTCATACCCTCTATGCCACTGACCTTTCCAATGTCTTTAAGATATTCTTTGACCCAAGGCTTGTTTACTCCCGCCTGTAAAACCTCAATTGCTTCGCCTCTCAGGTTCGCAGGAATCATGTTTTCTAAAACTTTAAAGGCAGGAATTGCGTTTAGTCCACCCTGAACAAGACCTGAGGTTAAGGAGATGAAAGGCGCCTCTTCACCGGTATCTGTCAATACCTTCGCAAATGTATTACCTGAACCCTGCGCGGTACCATAAACTACAGCACCGGCTGTTCCGGCTTTTAGAGATATCTGTTTTAGTTTAGCTTCCGCGAACTTTTCAGCAACATCTGCGGCTACCTTATCCGCCGCCTCTTTTTCAAATCCGTCTTTAACAAGCTGATCTCTTCCGTTCTGCACATACTTATCAGCAAGCTTTTTAATTGATGCTTTAGCGCCTGCTTTTGCAATAGCTGATCCGGCGCCCATAGTTCCAACAGCACCAACTAAATCTGGAACCAGTGTACCTAAGGTATATGCTGACCATGCCCCAAAATCTGCAATGCTGTTAATATCCTCAACCTTCATTACATCACCGGCTGATTCCTTGGCTTCAGCAGTTTGCTCTTGGTAGTAAGCCATACCCTCCTTGACCCACTCTTCTTTGCCAAACGCTGAGCCTGCTAAGGCTTTTAAGCCCCCGCCTAATGCTTGCGTTTGATCTATGCCGGCGCTTAGACCGCGAGTAAAGTTGTTAGGTTGACCGTCAAGCTGTGGAGCTTGATCAGGTTCACGAGTATAGGTTCCCGATAAAGGATCTGAGTTATCGGCGGATGTAGGGTCCGTAATGGGATCTGGGTTCAGTGCAGGATCTAGAGTTTCTGTTGGCGACTGGGCACCTTCCAGCTCCTCATAGACGTCCTCGTAATACCCTTGCTTTGAATACAGCTTTACCGAATTAAGTGGCATTGATTAGCCTTTTACTTAATGAATTGAAGTGCTTGTAGCTGGGCGATTAAACCTTGCTCATCAGATATTGTTCCGTCTGGATTATAAAAGCCCTGAAGGATTGAGACGTTTTGCGGTGTCCACTGCCCCTTAACAACGCCGCCTAGGTTTGTCTTGAAGCCATTAGGCATTGGCATGTCGTTCAGTGCTGTAGATGTCTCTTGGAACCACTCGCTAACGCGAACATTATCCTGCTTCTTGTTCTGTGGACCATAAAGAATCTCATGTTCTATTTGGCGCCGATATTTGTCTGTATCAGCAAAGGCTAATTTTTCCGAGACGGTGGCGCTTGTCAAGTCCTCCATAAATGGAAGCGATGTTGGCGAGGCGCCGTTTTGAATACCCTTGCGAACCTGCTCCAAACGTCGATCCACAGCCACACCAAAAGCATCCATACCGCTTTTCCCTTTACCATCGCCATAGATTGTTTTAATTTTTGCTTCTTTTGCATGTTTTTCTATTCGTGGAGCAACACTCCGAACCATGTGAGACGTACCCGCCGTCGCTTGCATAGCCTCATCAAAGCTAAGAGTAAGTGCCTTGTTGTCACCCATGCTTCTGTTTGCGGTTAGCGGCGGAAAGTAGGGGTAGATGTCACCCGTCTTTTGGTTCTTGACCATGACATACATAGTCCCACCAAACTGCTGTCCATCGTATGAGCCAATTTCATGGAGACCTTGACTCACGATCTTGTGATTCCCGTCCTTCATCCAGTCGGGAGCGTTAACGAACGTATCGTCTAGAGTTCTTCCCACAGCCGCAGACTTGCCTACACCCAACATGTCATCAAAAGCACCAACAAGCTCAGGAGTCATTTCAGGGTTACTGCCATCAGCAAGGTTTTGCACGAAGTTCCGTACGGTGCCTATACTATCTTCTGTTGAAGGATTTAAAATGAAACCAAGATCAAAGCGACCTCCGCCTTTAAGATCCTCTTGTCCTTGCCGAAAATATTCAAGCTCGCTTTCGCCCAAAGATCTATCCTTTGCGCCACTACTGATCTTATATAATCTGTTAAGTATCCCCGCATTTTCGTGCTCAGCTCTTTGAGAGCCAGCAAGTATAGTTGCCTCTTTTTTTGAAGCTGTTTCAGCCTGCGTCTTATCAATTCCTGCTTGCTTCTCTTGTGATGCCAAAGAGTTGACGTCGGTCAGTTGTTTTTGTTTTGCAAGTTCAGTATCAGCTTTGACGCCTGCTGTTTGGGCGTTGATTAGTGCAGTTTGTGAAGTTATTGCGCTTAGCGATGCTGAGGATTCGGCTGATGCTCTTTTGTAATCTAGATCTTGAGCCCTGTAATCCTGCGTGTTTTGTTCCTGTTCTTTCTGAAAAGATAGCGTATCCTGCCTGTACTGTTCATCTAGACCCTGCTTCTCTTTTTGATTTTCAAACTGCTCTTCTTTTAATCGACGACCCTTTACGCCCTCCATCAAACCGAAACCCTGCTGAAAGCCCTGTGCAAAACCGCCGTATGTGTTCAAAGCCATAACGAATACCTAGTCGAATAATTTGTTTAGTAAGAAAGCGACGCCTAATCCGATTGCTATAGGAGATGCCATTGTGGCTAGCTGTGCCATTGGACCCGCTGATGCTGTTGCCGCTGTTCCCGTGTTCACTGCGGCTAATGCTTCACCGCCTACCGTGGCTGTTTCTGCAAGGGCTCCTGCTTCTGCCGTCAGAGTCCCTGCTTCTACCGTTACAGCTCCGGCTTCGGCTAACGTACCTGCTTCTGCCAGCGCGGCATCAGTCGCTAAACCATCAATACCTAGGGCGGTATTTTCCATAGCGGAAACTGCCGCATCACCCGAAAGTGTTGTCGCGCCTTCTCCTGCTGGCGTATATTTAACGGTTCCTGTCATTGATCTGCTTGCAGTTCCGTATCCGTCTAGCGCCGTATTAATTCCATCAATCCCTGCGTTTGCCGCTTTAGATGCGTCCGCCATTCTGTTAGCACCAACCATTCCACCAATACCTGCGCCTGTGCCCATGGTTGCGTTTTCTTGCTGTTGCTGTGCTGTCTCAAGAGCCAGACGTTGCTGATTCTCTACTGACTCAGCCTTAGTTACAGCGCCCATTCCTCTAAGGGCACCGCCTCTCAGACCTCTACCTACCGCTAACATTGTCATTACACTGATCCTCTTGCTTTTTGCGAGATTGAGCCTAAGTTACCGTTAAGTATTGCCTGCCTTCTATCGGAATCTCTAACTCTTGTATCATTCATACCTCCTACCAGCGCACCTATAGTGGACTGGTTGTTGGGTGTGGATGATGGGGCACTAAGTCCCATGCGAGCCATAGCTCTTTGCTGTTGCCCTCCCACGTTAGCCGAGGCACCTAGCACAGAATTTTCCGTTCTTCGCAAATCCCCAGCCAAAGCCCTTGTGCCTGTAGCTGTGATTTGATTTGCCATATAATCTTCAACAGGAGCGTATCTTGTTTGGTAGTCTTGAGTTTGGGCTCGTATTAGATCGGCATAAAGCTTATCGGCAGGATTCTCTTTTTTCTCTAGGTGGTCGTACCTGTTGACGTTTATGCTAGCGTAAGGATTGTAAGAGCTATTAATTGCGCCATTGCCCACACCGCCTTGATAAAAACTATCACCACCAGAGGAAGCGTCGTAGCCGTTGTAAAAAGCGTCAACATCTGCCGCTGTGCCAGCGTTTAATCCGTCTAGGTACTGTTGATATAGAGGGTCGCCGTATGTGCCAAAGTGTTTTTTGGCTTGAGTATCAAAATTGTTTCTTATCCACTTACTGCCACCGGCTAGTGAGGCTCTTTTTTGACCATATTCAAAAGGAGTTTGTCCGTTTATCTGATAATCGCCAGTATTGTATCCACGAGGCATTAGGAGCCACCTCCTAACCCGTAACTAGCGGTCATACCCACTCCCGTACCAGCTATTTGCTGTATCGAGCTTGACTTTGCAAAGTCGCGTTCTGCTTCTGCGCCAGCTCTGTCAAGACCAGACTGCAATCGATCTATGTTGCCCTGCATCGTGGTTCCCTGAAGACCTTGACCCATAGCAATAACATTACCCAGTCCCTCGAAGCCCGCGTCAGTGTTGTCGATGCCGGCTCCCGCCGATGCCAGACCCATGCCTCTAGCCTGTGCGGCTCTTAAGGCTCCCGACTCTGCTTGATATGCACCCGATGTAGGATCATATCCTCTCTGGAAGGCACCTGAGTTTAGATCAGAAATACCGTCCTCATATATAGAAGAGGTTTGATTCATTGCCCGTGACATTGAATCTGTATATGCATCCTCGCCAAAACGATCAAATTGATCCGCAATAAACTGATTCTCAAGAGGTACAAATGTACTACCGTAGCGCTGAAGATTTACAGCCGCCTGTTCGGCAAGTGCCATTTTGCTCTCTTGTTCGTCTACTCTGTTGTCGCCACCACCACCACACATATTAAACCTCTCGCTTATACCATGTACCGGCTTCTTTGTAGCCCAGCCGTTGTATTAATTTTGGGTATCCGTCACCAGCAATACCATCGGTAACACCGATGCATACCTCAAGGGCTTCGTTGCTTTTTGCCCATGATTCAAATTCTTTAAACATTTTTATTAGGCTTTTACCAACACCCTGTCTTTTGTCGGGGTGAAAGCAAACAACCTGATCCATGGCGATCTTGTTTTCAGAGAAGAAGTATTCAGTAATTAATCCAATAAACATCCCAATGACTTCTCCGTCTTTTTCTGCTACGCGAAAAAAATAAGGAGAGTGGTTGTTAAGCGAAGAAAGAATAATAGATGCACATTTCTTTTCGGACCAACCACAATTTTTGTAGGCGCTGTTTTCTTGGAACCATCGTCCCAGATCATTCAGTTGCTCGAAATCACCCATAACAGGACGGCGAATAACTGCCATAAATCACCATGCATGAAAATAATTTTTAATAAGTCGTATTCAAGATCGGATCTTGAGTGACTAAAAGAACCTCACCAAGCAAGTTGGCAGGCTTCCATGTGATAGGCAATTGAATAACTGCCCAAATATAATATATATAATACTGTAATTAGCCGTAAAGTACTAATTTTTATAGAGTTTTTTGCAATCTATTTTGGAAATTTATCTTTAATTTCTTTGATCATGTTAAAGAAATCTCCATCGGTACCAAGTCTGTTGTTTTTAAGATCATCATATAACGCTTCTAATTGCTTATCTATTGATGGATACTCATAAGTTCTCATGTCCATCCAGCTTGTATTTTCTTCGCATCGTTGGGTTACAAGCAATCTGTCCTCGTCCCAGTAATCAATAAGATTGTCTGTTAACTTTAGTCTTTCTCCGTGCACGTAAGGCACCCATGTATCATCTGGCTTGAGAGTTTGTGGACCCGCTACAACTTTTTGTTTGTCACTATCCCACAGCACGTAATACATTACCTAAGCTCCATAATTAGTCCGTTAACCTCATTCGAAGTGTCATTGTTGATCGACGCGCCGGACTCGGTGCCAAAAGATATATTCCACGACACAAAATGTCGCGTAGGAATTTCTAGACCACCCTGTACAGCCCAAGGTGAGTGCCACATGTTGTGTGCCGGTCTGAATCTTTGCTCTCCCACCTTGTATTTTATGGTTTTTGCCCTGCACCCAAACGTCGCTCTTACAGCGCGATTGGGATATCTAGCGACAACAACATCAACTTCTCCCCAATGCCAATAATACCCAGAGCCAGCACTACCTCTCTGGCTCGGAGTATATGTTGGGTCAAATTCTACTTTTGTGTAGCCAAAACGCTCGAAATACTCAACCTCTTTTATAGTGCCAAGACCAAAATAGTTAGCGGCGCCCTTGTGTGCTTCACCTTCGCCGTCATACCTAGAGGTCAGAATCCAGCCCTTAGCGAGCTCAGCCTCCACATCACCGTCGAGGTAAGCTACCGCCGTACCATCGAAAGTTCTATAATATGGCTCACTATCTCGCTTGCCTTTCGCAATGTCTCTTATTTCAATTTCGCCTGTGTCTTCTGCGTCAACCCGTACCGTTAAGAATAAGCTAACGACATACGCTTCGTTTGAAGCAAATTTCCCCCAGCCTGTAAATGAAAGATGTATTCTGCGTGCTATATCTGGGTTATTAAACCGACCAATCGAGCCCGAATACGCTACACTATTTCCATAGTTATTATTGGTGGGTGATAATGTGTATATACTTTTAGTAGTAGTGTCGCGGTAGCTTGTCATCCTGCTTACCCCGCCCTTAATTGAGGTCGCGTAGAGGTTGTCAATGGTAACGTTGCCGGCGTCAATGGTTCCTGACTCAATACTGTCGGCGCTTATTTTTCCGAGTGAAAGTTTCCCGTTAACCTCTTTGATCGTACTGTTATCAACGTTAATAACACTCGCATCAAGAGTTCCGCCTTCAATCTTACTAGCCGTCAATGTTCCCGTCACGTCTGCAAGGTCAACTATTAGCGAACCAATTTTTGCCTGATCTATGGAACCGTCTTTGATATGAGCGGAATCAATATAGGTTTTACCACCCTGAACAAAAAACGGGCTTATCATAGAGCCGTCGGCAGGGTCAACAAGCGCAAACCTATCTGCCGCGATGGCAAACTCAGAGAAACTGCCTACAGCCAGCCTGCAAGTAATTTTCTTTATCATAAAGAAGTGCGAGGAATGACTAGCACCCTGAGCTTGGTTAAAGTCAGGTGTGATACTAAAATCCGTGCTATCTCTTGGTCTAAGTAAAACGTTGAAAGACTTTACGGTAGTGCCGTTGTGGACGTCTGCTTCTTCCCATAATTTTTCTGAGGGCAGTACCTGATTTGCAACTCCCGCAATGTAATATCTCAGGTTCATGTTCGTACTAGAGGAAAAATGTATTTCAAGCACCGCACGGTTTAGGAAACCCGCTCTCTCCATCGTGGGTGGAATCCTTAAGATAAATTGAGGGTAACTCGAACTATTCCTCCTCACCAAAAGCCCGCCTTGATTCACAGTGTAGGATCCATTTGTATAGCTAGTAAAGTTTGTTGAAACATTTGAGTTATTGAAATCTGGGTCAACCACAAGCTCCTCGCCCAGCCCTGTGTTAGTGGTTGTTGCAAGACCAAATCCAGATACGTGACCGTCGCTATTGACCTTCACTGAATACTGTGCAGATAATCCGCCTTCATCAGTCAGCAGGGATTCGTGAGTTTCGATGGACTGCTCCATCGTTCCTACTGTGGCAGAAAGCGAGGACAGCCTACCATTCTCTTGTGTGGTTGAGTCACCAAATACTTCGAGATTAATTGCTTCAACAAAGCTGGCGGATGCAAATGCTGAATCTCCGTCAGCGGTAAATACCTCTGCGGTTAATTTATCTATTCTTGAGATTTCGGCGGCGTCGTCGAACAGCTCGCTCCTTAACTCTGTCACTGAATCTGCTGATGCAAGCTTGGTCTCACCGTCATCGTCAAATACAGCATTGAAGGTAGAATCTACTCTTGAAACGGCGTTTGGGGAATAGCCACCCGCGCCGTAGACTTCAGTTTCAAAGATCTGTAAGTAGCCGTTCTGCGCGGAAAGCCCAGAGATCGGGTCGTTAACTGCTGTACTCAAAGATTGAATTAAAGAGGCTGAAGCGCCTGATTCATTGCCTTCGCCAAAGACCTCTGTTTGCATTTCAGATAATGCAGATGCAGAAGCCAGCTTAAGGTTGCTGTCGTCGTCATATAATGCGCTATTTAACTCTGTTACGGCAGTCTGCAAAGATTTTACAAGGCTTTCGTTATCCCCGTCATATATAGCGGTAACATTACTAGACAGAGTTGTAAGTGCAGAACCTGACGCAAGGCGAGCATCACCATCATCGGTGAAGACCTCTGAGTTTAAGTTAGTAATACTTGTTTGAATTGCCTGAATAAGGTCAACATCATCAAGGTTGTCGGGGTCGTATATTACCTTTACAGCGGTATCTAAAGTTTCCAGTGCCGACGCGGTAGCTAGCGCAAGCTCATCATCGCTAAATACTACGGCGTTTAAATCCGTTACCTCGCCTTGAAGTGACTTTACAGTACTTGCATTATCCCCATCATATATAGCCTCTACCGTTGACGTAAGCGTGGATAGCGCTGAAGAGCTAGCGAGCCTTCCAACTTTTTCCCCGTCAACCTCAGAAAACACCTCGCTATCTAGCGAAGTAATATCACTTTGAATTGCCGACACAACAGTTTCATCATCATCTTCATTATATATGGAATCAACAACCGCAGATAAGGTGTCTAATGCCGCCGATGTAGCAACAATCGATTCCGTATCACCCACGGCACCATATACGGTGGTATCAAGACTATCAACACGACTTTGCAGTGTTATTATATCACCTTCCGCAGACTCGAAGTCTTGGGTTAACGTTGAAAACGCATCACCTTGTGCAAGTCTAGATACCTGCTCTCCATCCACCTCAGAGAAAACTTCCGTACTAAGGCTGTCTACACTTGACTGGAGTACCCGCACCAAGCTTGTCTCGCTGTCAGCCTTATAAATTGTCTCTACATCAGACTGCAAGCCAGATAAAGCAGAAGCTGTAGCCAGTTGCAGAGTGTCATCATCACCGTAAATGGTAGAGTTTAGAGAGGTTATGTCGCTTTGGGCGGTAGTGATATCACCACCCTGTGAGGTTACTGTTGAGCTAAGAGTGTTTAAGGCGCTTGCTGTTGCCAAAAGACTGTCGCCGTTTTCAGCAAAAACTTCAGCGTTCAGGTCTGTAACACTAGACTGTAAAACCTTAACCAAAGACGTATCGTCCTCGGCGTCGTATATTACCGTCACGCTACTTGTAAGTGTGTCTAAGGCGCTAGTAGTGGCTAACTTAACTGTGTCATCGTCATTGAATACAGCGCCGTCTAGAGCTGTTATGGAGGATGCGTGTGACGTGACCGTACCGTTTATACCGGTAACTGTTGAGTCAAGGGTGCTAAGAGCACTAGCGCTTGCCACCTTTACCGTCCCGTCCGCGTTGAAGACCTCTGCATTTAGATTTGTTATGGAAGATTCGTTGGCGGCGATCCGAGGATCTAGCAAACTCTCCCACGTTTCTGTTCCGTCTCCATTTGCGTCAATCCTAACGTATGGTTCCATGTTATTAGCAGAATCATACCAACGGCTGTAAGTGCTTATCGTGCCTGTAGGTTCCGAATCCTGCACGAACACCGCCGTGGTTCCAGAGGTCAGATCGCCAACACTTGTTTGCAAGTTGCTAATAGCAGTGTTTGCGGATGATAAATTAGTTTCGACAGTCGAGGCAGTTGATGCCGCATTTGTTGCAACTGTTTCTGTAGTACCAATGCGCGTTAGGAGATCATCGTTATCGTATGTATCTACGAATCCTGTATAGGTTTCAACTCTTTCAAGAAGGTCTTCAAGACCGTCAATTTTGCCAAGGGGAGTTCTTAAGCTTTGCGCCAATTCTGAATCAGTTATTGACTCAGATAGCTCTGCAATTATGCTGGCATTATTAGTTAGCGTGGTTGCAGAAACCCCAACACTTGTATTGAAAGGTCCTGTATCTCCAATGACGTTAACAGCTCTAACCCAGTAGTAAAATGTTGCATTCTCACCTACAGGGTCGCTAAATATTTTTGTATACCCAGAAAGCTCTGCAAGCATAGTTGCTTGAGCAATGTTATCGGCATCATTTCTAAAAACCTGAACGGCTGAATGCCCGCTATATTGAACTAAATCCCACGACAAAAGAATATTTTCAAAACCAGCAGTGGCTACCAGATTTGTGGGCGTAGGAATTAAATCTAACTTTAAAACGCTATCATTGTTTAGCGGCTCTATCTCGCCCTCGCCTGCTAGGCTTACATATTTGGCGAACCCCATCTCCACAAGATTCTTTGCGGTTACGGCTTTGGATCCTGCTCCTTTGACTCCGCCTAAAACTTCAAGACCTTCCTTAAGTTGTTGTAGGAATATCTTATCAGCTCCAGAAAACCCTTGGGGTACCGGAGGTATTCCGCCTTTTAAATTAGCCACCAATTTCCTCCGCAGATTCGTAAACACATATTTCGTTTATTGCGACGTTTGCCTCAACCTGTATTTCAAACTCGTTATCCTTGTAGCCAGATGGAAGTCTAAATACAGAGGAATCCTGCACGGTACAAGTAAATACTGCACTCGCACTGCCTCCGGCATAAAGCTTAAATACCACGCCATCTCCGTAATCATCACAGTCAACCTTTGCTACGGCGGGGTTAATCGGGCGCGGAATGTAGAACTTTTTAGTTTTCCACGTATAGTTAAGATTGCTACCCGAGGCAAACGTATGAAGACTGCCGTTAACCACTAGATATAAAACATCGTTCACTAGGTCAGAGAACCCAGCGGTTGCATGAAAATCTAAATCAATGTAACTGTTCGCGCCGCCCCTCGGGTCAAAGACAAAGCCTCGGCTTAATGTGCCGGTAGAATAAAAACCAACATAATAGCCTTCCCATGCGTATGCTGTAATTGATTCCGGAGATAGGTCTTGCCACTGATCGCGTGTAAATATACCGCTTGTTGCTAAATTAACACCCGTTTCGGTCGCTATGACTAAACCGTCTGGGCTGGCATATATAACCGCATCACCCATATCAACAACTGACCGCTTGCTTACACAGGATAAAGTCGAATCAATTTCCGTCATGCTCATGAAGGATGGGTCTGAGCCAGTTATTAGTGCGGGCTTACCCTTCGTAAGCACAAGTAACCCGTTCTGTAGCGGGGCAAGAGATACAATATCGGTCTTCACGGTAAGTCGGTATTCCTCAGGATATGCATGAGGCTGAAAAGGCTCTGAAAACAATATCGTCTTTCCGGAAAATCCAGCAAAAACCCCGTTCGGTAGTGCTTTTAAGCCCCGCATTGGACCATTCGTGTGCTCGGAGGAGATCTCATCAGGCGGAGCAGAAAAACCTGAGGTTGGTATCACCTCTCCAAGATTTTCATTTGCTACCTGATCTTCGTAACTAGCCGCGTTCAGACCCACATCAGCAACAAAGCGATAGTCGCCGTTAGCATCTGTTCTATAAATTCGTTTAGATGCAATGTTATGGTTGTCTGCGTCATGATTCCCAAAATTGACCGTTGCCGTTTGATCGCTAAAAAGCGTTAATACATTGTCAACCTGAGGAACGCTTGGCTCACCCTCTTCACCATATGCTGAAACATAAGTATAAATATATGACCTGCTGGTTGGAGTCTCCTCTTCAGTTTTCCCGCTCGTGACAGGAGAAATCCCCGTAACACCAAGGTTAGATGGAGTAGGCATTCCTAACCTATAATAAGTAGCGTTACCCGCGATGCTAGCCGTGGTCATTCTTGGATAGTTGCCTGAGTTAGTGTCTATGTAATCAGTTACATATATTCTCTCATGCGGGTCTTCAGCTATTGGTGACCTGACGTAGTCGGCGGCACTATTTTTTGCGACCCACAGTGAGTCACTATATTTAAAAATTGTTTTTGTTTGGTTGCTTATAGTTCCCTCTACGGTGGCTGTGCCTGTCGCGGTGGCACTATTTCCTTTCCACGGGTCAAGGCGACCGCTATCAAGCCTTACGTTAGTAGCCTTTTGAGCCATATTGGGCGGAAGAGCTCGCGCATATACTTTGGGGGCTTTACCGCCAAACTGATTTAGAGTAAATCCCGTCATTATTTATTCCTCAACTTCATTATCTTGTCTGCGCCCTTAATACCGAAGCTAGAACTGACGGCAATAAATAATAAGTATTGATACCATTCTGGTAATTGATTAAGGGCATTAAAACCCTCTTTAACTCTTGTAATGATAGTAGGGTCATCTACGCCAACTGCGTACCCTATAAACAAAAGGGGCAGGCTAAGCACACCACTAAAAAATTCATCCTTGAGTGAATTATTTGAAGCCTCAGCCATCTTGGTTTCCCAATCAGCATCGTTCTCAATCATTGTCATTTTAGCTTTGTGTTTAGCCTCTTTCTCTTCAGCCTTGTTCTTTAGATATCCGCCTGCTAAATTAGAAATCGGTCCAATTAAACTTTGCCACATAAATCACCTCAAAGGGTTTGCACTTAACTCGTCAAGTCCATCCCATATGTCATTGATTTCTCGAGTAAGTACTTGATATTTATCAGAAAAGCTAGAAAGACTGTCAGCGATAACTTCGCTTTTAGTAACAGTCGCTTTCATACCTTCTATTTGTTTTTCTAAATCAGTAACCTGCGCCTTTATCAACAGTAAGCTAGCCTGCTGTTCTTTTATTACTAGTAAATTTGTACCCAGCTCGGCAAGTTTTCCTTGTAGCTGTGAAACAGAATTAGCTGTTAACTCCTGTTCGATCAGTATTATTTTTTCTTCTAGTGGAACTATGTCTGGAACCGATACCGCTTCTACCGCTTCGAGTCTCGAGTAAAGACTACTTGCCATCCAGACGCCTCCACCAAGAGAGGTCGCCAAACTGAACAGAATTGCGATGTATACCCCTTTAAATGAGGTTCCGCCAATGTTTAGCTCTGCTTCAGCAAGGCTCATTCGCAACCACCGGTCATGTAGCAGTCAAATCCTCCACCTAAAGGGGAGGTTAAATAGAACTCGGATTGAGATCCTGCAATAAGTATCTCTGCTTCAGTTGCGTAAACGTTTAGCCCTATACCGTCAGTTCCATTAAGCATGACCGCTGATAGGTTTCTTGTTGTGTTGTAACCCATTTGCACCCACTGTCTATTTGCGTCGTAAAGAATTGAGGTCTGCTCTGCGGTTGTATTGGCTGACTCTACACCCTGTTCAAAGAACGCAACTGCTTCGGGTGATGCCGCTACGCTCATATAGGCTACTGCCGAATTTGCATGGGTCTCTATGTCTGTCAGAGATTCATTGAAATCCTGTACAGACTCATGCGAAACCATCAACATCTCTTGATTGTTTTCAACGAAAGACTGAACTTCTGCTTGTTCTTGAGGGGTGTTAGCTTCTCCCGCCAAATTATTAATCTCTGCCACCTGTATAATTTCAACCGTTGCGGATGTAAAAACATTTACCGCATCATTCATGAGAGACAGCTCTTGAGCCGCCTTGGCTTCCAGAACGTCAGTCACTGAGCCATAGGGTTGATACTCCTGAATGTCCATTAACGCGGTGTTATATGCTTCTATTTGAGCGGATGTAATATGAGCTGTTTCAGCTAGGGAGCCGTCGCTCATTCCCTGACCGTATTGAGAGTACTCTGTAGCGGCACCGACTAGCTTTATTCCCGTATCAATCTGGTTAACAATATCCTGAGATGCATTAATCAGGTTGTCGAGCTGATTTGCTTGAGCGAAACTTGTCGCTAATAGAGCGACTATCATCACCTTCTTCATCATCTTCTTCTCCTATTTTTAATATATTGTTAAACCAAATTTGCTTTTCCGTATACTCGGGAATTAAAGACTCGCTTTTCCCTTTTGAATCTTTCTTGTACTTAATATTTCCGTAGTAAGGAATGTGTAGCTCTGGGTTTAGCTTCATTAATAAGTAGTTCTTTTTACCTGCAACTAGCCTGCCGTTTGAAATTATTGGACAAGGGGTACCTGATTTAAAAAGCGCCATCCAGTTTCTTTCACTGTCGCAAATTCTGCTTACGGCGCTTACCTTCATCCCCAAATCACTTAACAGCCTAGCGTCTCTTCGCCGGTTGCAGTCTTCATCAACCTCGTAGTGACCACCTGAAATTGCCACAACAACCGTTGATATAGAGCTACCCGTTCCGCGTAAACAAGTTTCAATTCCGTTTGACATGTATGATGGTGTGATAGCACTTCCTACCGGAATTTGGCTTGAAGATCCTGCCCCTGTGTAATTGTTTGTAACTGAGTCATTTTTATTGTTTGAGTCAACGGTCGAGTTAACCGTACTACTATTCAGGCTACCCTCTTGGTCGTTTGATATTTCAGCGACCGAAAATGCTGAAAAAAAGGCTAAAATCAGTATATAAAAAGCTTTCATACTTTCTCTTAATTAGCCTCTCTGTTTGCAGGAACCATACATTCTTTGGACATGTGATATTCCTTACATTGCGGCTATAATGAACGCCAAAAGTTGCTCGTACCTGACCCCTAGCCTAGTTTTCTCAACGGCTATATCGCGCAATTCTTCGGGTAAATCGTCTAGCCTAGGATAGGCTGTACCACCTTCCTCAGTTTCATACCAAGTGTCTTCCATGAACATTGCATAGCGATGTGCATCCAGTCCCTCTGCGGAAAATGCGTCTTCAAGGTCTTGAGCTATAATGCCAAAATGTATACGAGCACCCTCACCCTTCTCTTCAATAGCCTCAATTCTTCGGTACTTTCTAAGTAAAGGCTTACACCTAGTCGCCACTCTAAGTTCCGCCTCGGTCAGCTCTTCAATATCTCTTTTTTCGTTTACATCAGAAGATGTTGTTGTGCCGCTGGCAAAGTAACCTAACTTCCACCTTGCCCAGCTTTGCCCAAAATAGACTACATTGTTTTGAGTTGCGCCAGTTCCGGCGTGTGTAGGGGCGAGATATGCTCCGTTCCAAAAATCAGTGAATGATACGCCAGCCCTATCCTGCCCAATAACTATTTTTGACGGTCCGTAAGGATTACCGTAAGTCCCTATGTTGGCGGCTTCTGACGTTCCGGTTGCAGACGTCTTAGCCACAAAGGTAATAACTTTGTCATAGACAAACCCACCACTAGCATCTGATACAAGATCTACTTGTTTCAAAAACTCAGTACTTTCTCTAAACTCGGCGGGGGCATTGAGGTGAATTTGTTTTGCTGTGGTTGAAGACGCTGGACCAATATTTATTGTCGTATAGCCGCCATTATCAGCGCCTGTTCCAATGTTAACGGTTTTGGTAGTGAAGCCACCGATGCTTCCTGTACAAATATTAACCACTGAGTTTGACGTAGAGTTGCACAGGGTGGCATCACCGCTCACTGTAAGGTCGTTATAAAATTTAGCGTCACCGGCGGTATCAATGTCAAAGCTTGATGAACCGTTGGTTTTAAACTTAAACCCCTTGCCAGATGTTTTGTCAAAGTTTAAAAAATTACTGCTAGTGTCAATAGAATAAATTGTACTGTTGGCATTATCTGTAAAAAGAATCTCATGATCGTCGGCTACAGACGTATCTTTTAGTGTTAACTTGGGCGTACTTGTTGCAATCGTTACATCACCAGTTAGCTGACCGCCAGTTTTTGGATACTTGACGTTTATTATGGACAGCATATTGGTGTAGAAACTTGCATCATTATTAAGAGCGTCATTAAGCTTTTTTAGGGTATCAAGGACGAAGTTTGAGTTACTTCCAATTAAGCCAGCTATCTCAGTATCAACATATGATTCTGAAGCCAAGCCGGTGGTGCCAAAACTTACAGACCCCTGATCATCTATGCTAAAAGCATTGTTAGTCCCATTGACTAAAAACTTAATACCACCAGATGACTTAATTTCTAAATCATCAGTGACGGTATTGTTGTCGTTGTAGGTTATGGACGCTGTCTCTGTAGCGTCTTGTAAAAACTTAATTGCCGGACTGGCATCTGCATCCTCACCGCGTACAACCACCTCTGAAGCTTGCATCTTTCCACTTAAAACCGCATCGCCTGTGAGGGCTAGCTGTGTGTCCTCTATGCTTACCTCCCAGAAAGTCTCATACCCGTCAAAGGTGGCGGCAGGGGTTGTTGTGGTAGGGGTTGTGACCAAGCTACTTGCCGCAAATGCTCCGGTGCTATTAACGCTTCGAGAACCAACAAAATAGTAGTCAGGATGATTGCCGCCAACAGAAATACAAGTTGCATAAACATCAGAGTCAGCAATGTCATTATATACTTGTAATAAAACGCTACCGTAATCATCGCCAGTTAATCCGCCTTGGATTCCAGTATCTTGTAATATACGTACTTTTGTAAGGACTGCACTGCCTGCTTGATTTACACCCAGTACGTACCCGCTTTTATGTTCAGCCTTCCTGCTTAGCCCAACTTTAAGATGGGTGTTATTTGCACCGTTTCGTGCGGTAATGACGTACTCTAGGTTATATTTTTGGCTCGGACCGTAGAGTTCTGCAACTGTGACCCAGCCAGCGGCTAGATCTTCCGCTGATTTGTAGGGTGTATTTGCAATAACCCTTTTTTCAGACTCCTCAGCTATACCCGCCAAGCCGGCAGATGTTACTCGTAACTCAATTCGATCTCCGACAAAGATGTTATTAGAGGAGGTGTCATCCTGCCCGCGCTCAACAGTGAAAGAACCGGCTGAGCTGTCTTTGGTAATACCTGTGACTTTAAGTATTTCCCCAACTGTGCCGTACTGGCTTAACACGGTCGCATAGAAAAACTCCCCACTCTCTAAAGCAGGAAAGTCTTGATTATTACCTGTGCTTACGGTAGTTGCTGAGCTATTAATCTGAACCGTAACAACCGTAGACGCATTGTTAGCAAACTTTATGCCCATATTAGGCTCCTGTTAGCTAGCTTCGACTGTCCAAGTAATATTTAGCGTATCGCCCGTACCCTTATTTATAGCGTTAAACTTTGTTCTACAAAGCATTACACCACCAGAATTAGAGTTAAATATGCCTGCCTCTGTAATTGGGTAAGGAGCATCTGGCTGATTGGAGCCAAATGAGGCAGAATAAACAACTTCGTTACTGTCGGCACTGACTGTAGTGCTTGAGAGCGACTGCCTGTTTCTTTCTGTGTATAGTGCTGTATCGGTAGGGTCAGGTCCTTGAGTGCTGGTGCCGATTGCCATGTCGCTCATCAGTGCCGGAAGGTCGGCATTTGCTTTTCCCATACGTTGAGCTACCCATTCTTTACCATCACCGGTAACTACGTTGGTAATATCTCTAGAATCTTTAAGCTCGCCGTCTGGTCCTTTAAGCTCAATTGTTAAGCAACCTTTCATTGCAAGATCATCGTTGATCATGACTGGTCTCCAAATTAACCATTTAAAATAAACTCGTTGAGCATGCTGTGGTTGACCTGAGACGATGAAGAAACGAGATCGAAAACAGTATGGTCTGTGAGTGTTTGGCTGTCTGAGAATGCAGTCACTGTAGACATCACTGCCGCATCTGATAAATCAAGTAAATCAGAGGGTGTGGTTTCCACTTCAAAGAGTGGGGAATCAATACCAATTATAGAGTCTGTTGCAACCTTTGACAATTCTTTTATTAGGTCTTGGTCAGACATATCCAATTGATTTGTAACGATTTTATTTGTATTTAGTGCTATCTCATCCTCAAGGTCAAGCGCATTGAAGACTCTGGGAGAAACGCTAAAATTAACAGACTGATCAAATTCAAATGAATGCGAGAAAACCTTGCCTGTAAGAATCTCAAAACCGCTGTCAGCTAAGGTGTATGAGTCAAACTTTACGGTAGATATGTCAATAGTTGGTATGCTGGCAAACGAATAAGAGTCCTCTACACCCTTGGTTGCCGCAAATGACAGCGAGTCCTGTATGCTGGTGATGTTTTGTTTATTAACATCAACTGAGTCTGCGTTAACTGTGTCGTCAAATCCAAACGCATCAAATAGCACGGTGCTAACGTCAAACAAAGGCGTGTCATTAAAATCAAACTCATCGTCAGGATATCCCGTAACAGTTGTTGTTAAGCCGTCATCCACAAAAGTAAATGCATATGGATCTCTTACAAATACAAAGCTCTCATCGAAATCAAACTCATCATTACTAATTTTTCCTGCTACAAACGACTGTTCATCTACGAATGAGTACGAGTCTTCTTCCGCCTTCCCAACAACAAAGTTCTCTGAGTCAGTAAAGTCAAAGTCATCTTCTGCGACCTTGACTGTAGAAAAAGCATGACTTTCAATAACGTCAAACTCATCCTCGCTTTGCTTTGTGGCAGAGAAGATTAGGGAATCGTCAAATAGGTACAGTGTGCTAACATAATTTGGCAGGTGCTCAAGTATAGTTGAGTCTGACAAGTTAAGTGGACTACTCCTTAACGCCCTAACATCCAGTGTCTCACGGTCAGTGCAATCAAATGAATCTGATCTAACATCATCAAGTGAGAACGTATGGTCATCAGAAAAAGATACAGGGGTTGTTATATTTTTCCCCGCGCTAAAAACTATGTCCTGCGAAAAGCTAAATGCATCAGTAAAGGTAAAAATTGTTTTATTAGCGTTTACCTTAATACCTGACAGGAATATGTTCTGCCAATTAGCCTGTGCAAACGGCGCTACAGTTAAGGCGCTAGCTGTAAGCTGTACAGTGCTTGCCTGCAAAGCTATAAAGGAATTTTTTACCGTAGAATAAGTTTTTACGAGACGAGCTCGTGCCGCCAGCTTCGCGTGGACTATGCCAGCGTATAGCGCCTTATAGTTTGTTGTGGCGCGGATAGCCATCTACAGCTAACCGAATTGAGCACGGACTTTGAATTTAAGTAAATCAACTACAGTCTGAGTCCTGCCATCAGCATTTGTGAACTCAATTTCACCCTCAAACAAACCCGCTTCGCTCAGTGTGTTTTCGCCAAATAAAAACGTGACATCACCTGAGGAGCCGTTAGTAATAGTGCCTAATAGAGTTTCTTTAATAGTTGTTTCGCCAAGCTTTCTCAGTCTCATTCGGACAGAACCTGACGCAATATTTATGGGTGAGAACGAGGTAGGATCGTCTGGGTCAAGCGACCTTCCTGAGGCGGCTGAATTGCTATCTTTTAGAGACACTTGTATCTCTGGTAGCCGATCGCCCTGTACCAAGTCTATAGTAGTTAGATATGCCATTAGATAAATGCCCTCGATCTGCACGTTAGAGATCCGCCACTAAACCCGTATTTAACTTGACGCACAGTAACTCCGACCTCTCGGTCGAATAGCTGTTTGTTTGAGCCAGCAAGATTTGCATTACCCCAAGGTTGGTTCATCATTTGCAGTCTATACAAAGCTCCGTGAACTAATATCTCGCGGTATTCCTTACCTACGGTATCAGGGATGCTTGTACTGGTTGAAGACGGCTTGACGCTAAATACAACCTTAAGTGAATAATCTCTGTTGGGTATTTTTGCTAAATAGAAATCAGTGTTATCACGTTGTGCGTAATATTGTGGTGTCCCCTGCTCTGTTTCGTTTCCCAAAATGCTTAACAGTTTTGTATAAGAAACAGGCTTTAAGGGAGCAGTGTCATTATAAATATCAATAATATGGTTCAGTTCTGTACCGGTAGGAAGGCTAAGGGCATATTCATTTACACCCTTAACCACCGTGACCGCTTCAGGCTCAGGCATATAAACATCTGTTCGCTTACAGAAATCTATACAAGAGTCTCTTACCGCTCTCTCGATTAGATGGTCAGGACATCCCTGAACCTCTGGTCTTATATATGCGCTTAAGTCACTGAACTTCATTGCTTATACCCCTGTAGTTGGAATCGGGGTTGTTGCTGAATCAGCTTGAGTTTTTATACCAAGTGCATTTGAGAAACCCTGATAATGCATCATGGAACGCTGTGAATTGCCGGCATACTCTGAATCTTTTTGATAAGCTCGGTATAGGATGTAATCCAGCAGACAGTTCGCGTAGATATCATCCAAAGTTATTGTCGATGTGTCTGAGTCAAAGTTGCTCACTGCTTGATCAGAAGGCGCAGAACTGTAAACAATCTCTAAATCTAGATCAGTCGTGCCTTTTGGATACACGTAAAAATTCTTAGGGTCGGCGGGATCATAAATGAAATGCTCAATACCATCAGAACCAGCTACTGTCTCGTGCCAGTTGGGTAGTGTTTCATCTAGAATCTGACGGTCAACCTGCGTGACTGCCTTACCGGATACGTTACGAACAACATCAATTAATCGCAAGCCAGTTGAGGGCAAAGACTGCTTGCTACCTGCTACCAGCGTGATGCTTTGATTGTTCATGTTTGCATCAGGTCGATGCAGTACCACTTCTTTTTGAGCGTCATTAAAAAACTTTAATAGCTCATCGTTAGGAAAACGAACATTTGTATTATCTTGAAGGATAATCGATGCCCGATCCAAAATATCTACCACTTTTACCGTTGCCATATTTTAGTCCTCCCTCCACTCGATCACTTCAAGATTAGGGTTATTTTTGTAAGCTTCTTGGTACCTGAACACTAATCCAGTACGCTTGTTCTTAACCATAAATGGAGATTTCTCAGGCTTCTCCTCTACAGGGTTTGCCTGTCTCTGCTCTATAAGTTCTCGCTGTTCCATCATTGATGCTAAGGAAAGCCGTCTGTCTAGACGTATATCAAACTTATCTAACGTTTCTTGGTAAAGATCATCTTTCTTTGTCTTTGTGCTCATGCTACCGCCAATTAAAGAAGGAGGGGCTTTCACCCCCCCCTTTTTTTTATGCTGTTGTCCAGTTACCAGTAACTAAGCAATCAGGGTTGATTACTTTGTAGCCGTACACTTTCAAACCGCGAACCGCGTCGCCAAATGTGTCAGTTAAACGAACAGTTTCAGTGTTAGTGAACTGGCTCGCAAACGTGATACCTTTTGAGTGACCCGCAAGAACCTGAGTTCTCATGTCTGTAACAGTATCAGTTGAGGTAGTATCAACATCCACCTGACCAAGCATGTTTGATTGATAAATTGTGAAACGATCAATCGTGCCTACTTGTCCGTTACGTAGAACGGAAGTGGAATCACCCATCATTTGGGCTTGACGAAGTTCAGACTGCTTGAGCAACGAAACATATGCAGGAGGAAGAACTAAGAAACGACCTTCTTCTGGAATGTTCTTCTCGTCAAGAGCAGTAGACATTGCAAGAATGTTGTCAAGGATGTTGTCTTTAGCCAAGTCAGCTACAGCTTGAGTAGTACCAGCGTCAGCGCCAACAGCGCCTAGAACGTCAGTTTCAATCGCAATACGCATTTGCTCTGCCGCGTCTGATGACGCTTCTTCTAACATGTTGATGTCAGCCTGAGCCGCAAGTACATCGTCAACCTTAAAGCTGTAGTATTTAGCTTTGTCGATATTTAGATTTACTGTAGACGTTTCAAGGTTCTGATTAGCAACAGTGCCAGCGTAATCGTTGATTGTTACTGTTGGTACTGTACGTACTGTTACCTTGTCGCCCTGACCAGAAATTTCACCTTCATAATCAGTGTTAGAGATAGCAGGAAGTACACTGCTTGCATAAAATTTAGCCTGAAGAAGTTTTGAAAAAACCTCAGGTACAAAGCTTGCCTGAGTGGATGTGACCGGAGAGGCGGCAGTGCCTGCACCGGTTTGTGTATAAAAAGAAAAAGCCATTGTAAATTACCTCACAAGAGTAAAAAATTAATTTAGCGGCGAATCGATCCAGTGTTCATAGCTTGTAAGATTTCGTCTTTATGCTTTTCGAATAATTCGTTTGGCATTCTGACAATATCGTCCACTGTCCACTGCTTCTTTTCACCTTTTAAGTTGGACTTTCGAGCTTTAGGCATCTTGGGTTCTGCAACCTTTTTAGCCTTCTCTAGAGTCCGCTCTTGCGGCGTTGGAGCCTTCATGCCCATGTCACTTTTAAACTGGTACAAAACAGTATTAACGTCATTGGATGATCCTGCTTGAATCCATTGTTTCGTCTGTGCATCCGATTCCTCTAGCCAGTTCATCCAGTCTGCTGTCTCTATAAGTTGATCAACGTCAGGGTGCTCTGCTCTGATTCTATCGAAATGCGCTTCCGCTACTTTAGCTTCTTGCTCATCCCGCTTAGCCTGTTCTGCCTTGCTTAATTGCTCTTTGGTACTTGAAACCTCTTGTCTCGTTCTCTCGAGTTCATCAAGTAATGGACCTGCCAGATCGGGATAGTCCTCTCTGATTTGGTTCAACTTACTCGTGTCTCTTTCAGATTCCGAAACTTGACTCTTCAGCCCCGCAATTGTCTGCATCATCTGCTCGTTATTTTTTCGCAGTTCTGCCGCTTCTTGCGTTGCTCTAGTCATTCTCGCCTGAGCCCCTTTCATCGCTTTCTCAGCTTTTTCTAAAGCTGATCTCAGTCCGGATTCTTCGCCGCCTTCGTCCTGAACTGGTTCCTCTTCCGCTTGAGTTTCAACCGTATCCGTAGGATCGGGGGTATCTACTAGCACTTCTTCTTGCTCTTCCGAGGTATCCTCAACAGGTTGATCATCCTGCGGGGTCTCTTTTGGAGCCTGAGTCAATTGCTCGTACAACTCTTTAGCTTCTGCTTCTAGTCGCTCTGGGTCATTTCTTTTAGCCATTATTTATTCCCTTCGGGTCTGCTCTGTACAGGTATCCGTTAGTCAATGGAGGTTGTTCGTTTCCGAGTCCTCAGTTGGTCTAATAGTGCTTTCGCACTGGTTTGAAGTTCAAGCATAAAGCGAAGCTCACTGAGTCGCCCTTGCTCAAACCTGAAATTTTTTTCGTCAGCTTGTTCCAGCTTTAGTTGTGCGTCGTTAAAACGGCATTGGAGGAGGTCTGTTACCCGCTTCCATTCCTCCCCCGCCGATAGGCGAAGGACTGCCTGCGCTTGCTCCTTGGAGCATTTGAGCTTGGATTGCTTGCTGTTGTTCAAGAGCTAGTTGCTCCTCTGACTTAACAATTTCGTCAGGATCAATATCCATACTCTTAGCTATATCGCGAAGAAGATGATTACGATCCACCAGTCCAGAATCCATGGGGTTTGAAACCAGCGACAGGAATTGCAACAAACGCTGGCTTTGTACTTCTTTTTGAACAAGAGCTGTACTTCCTCTTGCAACAATCTTTAGGTCACCTTTAACGCTTTCATTAGAATTAAATTCCATATTCCAGTGATAAAGTGCCTTGATCATTGGCTCCATTAAGAAATCATCAACATTTTTAATGGTAGACTTAAGGGCAACGTTAGCCGCGCCCATTAACATAGACATGCCGGTGGCTGTCTTGTTAAGACTTTTTGACTGTTCGCCGTGCGTGTAGCTTGGAAGGCTAGTTGTTTCATCGGCAAAACGTCTGAATATTTCTACAATCTGATTAAGACCGTTAGCATTTGCTACTGGTTGATACCATCTAACAGCAGGCATACTGCCATCACCACCCTCGCGGAGGAATACACGCCAAGGATGAATGTCTGTAGGGTCTTCACCTGCCGCTAACAGATCAGTATTTACCTCAACCATCGGACCCGATGACAGTGCTAAATTGTCTAACCAGATTCTTGTTGCGGCATTCATGGTGCCTTGGGAATCTCTCATCATTCTAGGTACGCCGGTACCCCAGAATTGATGCGGTGTTCTTTCGTAAGGGAAGACAAAGTACGGCATCTTGTAACCCGATACAGGGTTTAGCATTAGCTTTATTACTTTGCCGTCACACATCCAAACACATGCACTATAATCGTCCGAAAGGTCTGAACCTTCTGGCAATTCAATGTCATGCTCTTCAAGCTCATGTCCGTCAACAGTTCCCCAGTACTCTAAAACTTCAAACCGATTAGACTCTGAGTGATCGTTTATTCCAGCAATTCTTCTTCTTGTTCTTTCATGCTCTTCCTCAACGTGATTACCAGTCCTGTTGATCTTGAGTAGATACTTGATCATCGCGGAGTCAAATTGAGGACGGTCAGATAGCTCTCTAAACTGACGTCGTGTTAATACATGCCGGCGGAATAAGCCATCGCAATCCTCTAGCGAGGTGCAGTACGGGTCTGGGTACAGATCAAATATAGAAACGCTTTCAACTTCTGGCGTTGCCTTCTCAATCTGAGAAAGGACGTGTGCCATTTCACCGGTTTCTGGATCCTGTACCTTTTGATATGACTGGCTTGTATCAATCTTAACAGTTCCTGCCTTGACGGCACCCGAGCCAAAGATACAGCTTTCAAGAATAGATTCTTTGAGTTTCATTTCGGCATTGTTTTCTATTAGCTGATCCATGATCGAAGTCGTCATTTTCTCAGCCGCTTCATTAGCCGCTTTCTGTTCTATTTCCTTAAACTCTTCTTCTAGCTCAGAAATGCGAGCCAAGACAAGATCTTGATTCATGTTGGGATCCATCATTTGGGAAGCCATCATGATTTGTTCGGTAGCCTGTTCTCTTAGCTTGACCGCTTGTACAGGGTCTAGGTCTGCTACGGGAGTGGGCTCACAGGCGAAAAATATATCGCCGTGCTGGAATAATAGGTCGATAATACGCGAATATGCCGCCATAACCTTGGTTCTTGTCAAGCCGACAAAAACCTTTGAGCGAGCACCGGATTCGTTTAGACGTGCAAGTACATCGGGCTCATACAAGCCGTTGTATTGACGGAGATCTTTAAGCCACTCGTTTTCAGTTTCTTTTCGAGCGTCTTTGTATTCCTGATATATATGAGCTAGTCGTGTGCCAAGACTTTGAACCGAATGATCTTGCGTGCCATCGGATTCTTCTTCAGCTACAAATAGCTCTTCTTCATACTCTTCTATCATTAGTACCCTGCTACGGAGTCAAGAGTTGTAAAGCGTCGTTGTATCGTTCTACGCCGAGGTTTCGGCATTGAGGCAAGTCCGTGCAGGGCAATGGCAAATGCCATCACACGATCATCATAACATCCTTGCTGAGAATTAAAAACCCCTTTTTCATCAATAACATACGTTCTTAATTCGTTAACTAACTCGATGTCAGCGACACCGGATTCGTTCTGTCTAATGAGGCTGGCAAGGTTGTCTACAATTAGAGGTTTTGTTTTTGACGTGGTCAGGAAACCACCCCTCTTTGTCATCTTATCTGAGTAGGCGCCATCAACAGAATGCTCAACAAACATATTGGGATACCTTAACTCCATTAATCTTCTTAACGTAGTTAGACCGTGGTTGTTTCTTTCTACCACAACATGGGCATCGTTATATCGCTTACCTATCTGGGATACTACATTTCCCCAATCCCATGGATCTATATGACCATGCCAGCAAGCTACTTGACGACCTTGGGAGTCAAGAACTTGGGCGCAAGAATAATCGCCGTAAGATAGACCCTCAGCAACATCGACCCCAATAACATAGGTATCATCTTTTGAGGGGGAGTGCCATTCTTTGTAAGGACCATAAGATCTTTCCTCGATATTGCCTCCAAGTATGTCCCCTTGAAAGTCTGGCGTATAACAATCGTCTTCACACACCGAGAGGTGCTTGTCTTCTACGAAACATCGACCGGATGTAAGGAACGCTTCCAGTGGGGTGCTAGGATATTCTTGTTTAAATAGATCTGTGCCGCCAAGTTCATCAAGCTTGCTTCGTCTAAATGCCAGCTGGGCATCGTCCAAACCAAATCTTTTCGCTAGAGCATACTCTTCCGGCGTAGCCTCAAAATATGGGCTGGGTTTTTTTCTGTAGTCGGGCATCCAAAACCAAGGAATAAAACAAGTCACCCACTCAGATTCACCGCGCAAGCTTTTCATCACAGAGTCATAGAACCATCCGCCCGCGCCGTTGGCTGTACTCTCTAGGATTACTTCAGATTTTTTTCCGCCCACCGTCTGGAGGAGACCGGCGGTGATATCAGATCCCTGAGGGTAAAAGGCAACTTCCGAGCCATGGACGAAGCGGTTTGTTTGTCCTCGACCAGTCTGCGTAGACCGCGCAGTCCCAACTCGGTATCTACTATTAAGCTCGTCGAAAACGAGAGTAGAAGCACTAGAAGAAGACAGAGGCGGCTTAAAGGCAGGATGAGGTATGTTGTCATAGAAGTAACGCACCATATTGAAAATGGCGTTCGTAGATTCTGCCAGATGGGACAGTACGAATGCATTGGCGTTTCGATTTTGCGTTACCTTCCAAAAGTTTCTGCCCTGAGAATAAGTGGAAATACCTGTTTGTCGTGCCTTAAGCACTAAAGCACGGACGTTATCTTGTTCTTTTAATTGCTTTTCTAGCATGTTGTGCAGATGCAACTGGGCACTGTTTAAAACAAAGGGGGTGGACTCACCTTCTTTATTAACTATCTTAAGGACATTCTTTGCATAGAGGGGAAAGTTACCCTTAAATTTTGCGGCTACTTTTTCGATATCATTCATAATGATTCACTATTGCTCGGCACCACCATGTAAGTTCATGATCAGGTAGGTCCATTCGCATCATATTGACTCGGGAACAAATGAGGCGGACATTACCTAGCTCATAACCCTTGTCACAATTTATTCTGTCGGGAGAAGCCGACAAATCGGTTTTCTTGGTGGTCGCATACATAGGCATTCCGGTGACCGCACACATACCTTTCTGATCTCTATAGAGCTGTTTAAGCTCTTCTAAAGATATCGGTGTGCCTTCGTACTCAAATCTCTTATTACGGCTTAAAAGCTTTGTGTGACGGTTCTGAAAGAAGCCGTCAAATGTTTCAGCTCTTTGTTTATTTTCTTTTGTTCGACAGGGGTTACACTGATTCCTGTTTCCCGAAAATACCGTTAAGTCTTTGGTAACGCCGCATGTAGTACACTGCTTACTGTTAGCCGCCATTCTTTATCTTTTGTGAGCTCTTCAAATCTCTTAACAGCTACCCTGCTATTGCTTACAGCAATCCGGTCGCCCATTAAAGATGTCCCAAGCCCAATACACCCCATAACATCTGTTGGAAAATTTGCTACATGAATAAGGATGTAAGTTCGATCTTCAACATCCTTCACATGCCACGTCTCTCCGAAGCGAGGCGAATCTCTCCACCCCATGTCGTATGTCCCTGTAGGAATACAGGAAACGTTTGGCTTGTTGTTTAACCAAGGTCTTTCAACCGTGTAAAACTTCTCGCCGTCTACCTCAATAACCCCAAGCGTTCCCTTAGGGTGATAACAAAATCTTTTTAAAACTAAATCAATCACAGTATTAACCTTGGGTTCTTTTGCGCTCGCGTCTTTCGGCGCGTTCATCTTTAATGGTTTTTTCTTTCTTTCCAAAAATGCGGTCAAAATTTTCTTCATACTTATCACGATCCACTGGACGTGGATTATCGCCTTTTCCATATGTAGTCTCTCTCGCGTTCTTCGTGTTAATTCCCATTACTTCTTAGCCTTTTTCTTTGTGGTGACCTTTTTACCAGTCTTTTTCGCCGCTGTTTTTGCCTTGGCAATACCTTTCTTTGTATAGGCGTATTTCTTACCATTAACTGTTGGCATATCTATCTCCTACCACTTGGATTTATCCGCCCAATAGGCGGCTGACATTTTGCCTTTCTTTATATTCTTACCGTGACGCGCTTTAAAGCTCGCTCGTTTCTTTTTCATGGCTTCTGACTCACCAGCCTTAGGCTTACCAGCAGTCTTAGCACCCTGCTCCCCAAAGCGTATTGTCTTAACCTTATCGCCCTCTTTAGCCACAACCACATGTGACTTCTTTGGATGACTAGGAGTGCGCTTAGGCTTGTTATAACCACTCACGCCCGCCCTAGCTAATCTCGAATCTTTCTTCTTTTCCGCCATTTCAAAAAAACCTCTGTATATTTTTTGGGTTAGGTACTCTCACAAGGACCGCCCCCCTATTTCTTGAATGCATGTTTTTCAAAACAGGTACTCTCATATTGACCCACCCCCCAAAAATGGTGATATAGATCTACTAGTCCCCCATGGATCCACAGTATCGAACCGCCCCGATCCCAATATCCCTATCCCCCCCCCTACCTTATTATTACCTGCGATATGGCGAGGTGTTCTGGCTAACCACAACCTGATAAAGGTGTTGGTCAGCTAGTGTAAGTCCTTGTTTTCCTTGAAGATATCCTCATCAAACTCTTCTTCAACAGCTTCTTCTAGGTCTAAATCAGCTAAAAACGCCCCATGAAAGCTTGTAACCTCCTGCTTTTCTGGCGCAAATCCGCCTACCACCTTAATCAGCAGTTCTAATGCCCTAACACGGGTTCCTGACTGATCTGCCTCCATGCTTTCACTTTCAAGCTGACTCACGTAACGAGCCAACCTATCCTCACCATCACTCATGATTTGTCTCCTTTCAGCCTCTATAGCCGCCTTTACACTAATATTATCTAACAGACGGAATGCCTGCACATTTGGGTGAGCGTAGCCTGCAAGGTGTGCTGATCTGGTTGCATTACCTGTTGCTACGTACTCTGTGACGAATCGAAGCTGTCTCATGTTCAGGGCTTTGTTATCCCTTACTGGTGCATTGCTCTCTACTGTCATTGTTTACTTCTCCCTATGGGAATATGGACGTGGGGGGTTTTGGTTTTTTCCCCGCCCTAGAAAAAATTCTTAACTACTGCGCTCAGTCCTACTGAGAATGCTACCCAGAACATCCTCTCACTGATGCGGCTCTTACTCTCTGTCTCGATTATCGATTTCTCGATCTCACGCTGATTCGACTCTAAGGTATCAAGCCTGCGTTCGTGGCGGTCTGTTCTTTTATGGCTACTGATCATCCGCTCATCTAAGCGTTTAAGTTCTGACAATGTCTTGGTGACTTCATCTAACTTTGACTCTAGGCGATCAAATCTGGTGTCTATGTTCAAAGTATCTGCGCTCATTTGTAAGTGGTTGGTTTCATTAAGAAATATGTCTGTAAGTATATCTTTTAATCTATACAGACACAAAATAATTTCAATTAATTATAAAATATATCTTGACAGATTATTTTCTGCACCTGTATATTAGTTGGCAAGTGCTCAAACGGCACTTCGGATACGAGGTCTCCGACATGACCTGCCACCTTCGGGTGAACACGAAAGCTTCGGCGAGTAGTGGTCTTCAAAGCACAGCGGTTGGGTGCGAGTCGGGACAGAGCCCCTGCCGCTCTTCAAAGGTGCACGGTTGGAGATAGTGAAAGCCAGAATGAGTTCTGAGCGAGTAGCGAGCCTCCTGCAAGGAACGCAATCAAACGACCGACTGGGTGGGCTACCTACCTAGGAAAGCTACGGCGAGTACGACCCAGTCGAGTTGATTTGATAGAGCCGCCACGTTGGAGGTTCTACAAAATCAATTCTTACCCTGAGGAGGGCACCATGGATATTCAAGTAGAAATAAAAAGCATTTACGGTCAAGAAAAGATCTACCCACTATGCCTAGCAGGCGAGACATTCGCTCAGATAGCAGGCACCAAAACATTAACCACTGAGACTATCGCACTGGCTAAGCGCCTAGGCTATCAATTCATTATTAAACAACGGGGGATCTGATCATGACTACACATAAAGAACGAGCGTTTAAGTTAGCGGATGAGATAGACGCACTGCATAGCAAACTAGAAGAGCATGTTGAAGATTTACGGCTCGAATGGGCAGACGATAAATTCGATGACGAGTACCCAATCTGGGACTCAGAAGATGCTCAATGCTACTTAGAGAAGGCGGTTGACTTAATCAAGCGCTACTACACGAACGAATCATTATTTAGGCGGCAGATCCCCTGAAAAGGGAAGCCTAAGCATACTCAACTGATGAGGCTAGCGGGGGTTAGCCGAAACAGCCCTTCGGGGTTGTCTTGAGACCCATATAATTAATCCTGAGGAGGATAACAACATGGCTAAATTTGAAGATATTTTTCAAGAAGTTACAGACCGAATCATTGATGGTTTGGAAAATGCTGATGACTGGCGCAAGCCTTGGAAATCACTGTTCGATGGTTCAGTACCGCATAACGCATCTACTGGCAGACCATATAGCGGTGTGAATTTCCTTAACCTATCGTGGGCATCCAAGAAATGGGGTGCTTCTGGTTGGGTTACCTACAAGCAGGCGCAAGCCCTTGGCGGTAAGGTTCCCAGTAAAAGCGCATCAAACGGGGGCTGTGAGTATGTTTGGTTCATGGCTCGCAGTGTCTATAAAGATAAGCAGACTGGTGACGATAAAGTCGGCTTTATAAACAAATGCTTCTCAGTCTGGAATGTTAACCAGATCGAATGGGAAGAAGGCAGTAAACCTTACAGAGAATACACCCCACCAGTATCTGGTACGGGTGCAGTCAATGTACTGGCTGAGAGCCTAGATATTGATCTGCAATATCAGGGTGATGTTGCATGCTTCATCCCTTCAGTAGATGTTATCAAGATGCCTTCTGCTGAGGCGTTCAAAACCCCTGAAGACCATGACGCCACACTGGCTCATGAGTTAGTGCACTGGACTGGTCATAAAGACCGACTCAACAGAAAGATCCTGAACAGCAAGGGTGGTGAAGATTACGCCTTTGAGGAACTGGTCGCTGAGTTGGGTGCGGCTTTTGCAGGCTCCCTACTAGGTATTCCCTACGAGGGGCTACAGCATGAGAAGTACATCAAGAGTTGGCTTAAGGCGTTAAAGAATGATCCTAAACATATCGTAAAGGCATCTGCTCAAGCGTCCAAAGCTGTTAACTATCTTAATGATAACGGCTCCCTACAGATTGTAGACATAGCCGCATAGGTTGGGGGGTGTTGGGTTTTTCCCGCGCCCCAATTTTTTACCTGAGGAGGTAATCATGACTGAAGATCAACTGATACAAAACGTTAAAAACGTAATCCTTGAGTGGGCGTTCGAGGAGATCGAAGAAAACCCTGACAGCGACATTACCTTGGAGGATCGGTACTGCCAGAACAGGGATTCAATACTTGACGTCCTGAAAGAAAAGCTCTAGCTGATGAGTACTGGGTAGTGCCCAGTCGAAACACTGGTTCGCCAGTGTCCTAGATAACTAATCCTGAGGAGGATCTATCATGGCTACATTGCAACAGAAAAACATCCACCCTGCACTGTCCCTGACTTGGGATTTATTGACAGACCCTGTGATCAACCCTACACGCAAAGCGAGACTGCGTCAGGATGCACGGCGCTATCAATACAGCGACCGCCTAGCTACTCGCATTGAACTCAATCAACACATTGAGTACTGCAAGACCGCAGACGGTTTTATTTATATCGAGAACTTCTCTCGAGACTGTGACAACTGCGAACGTACATGGGTAGAGAAGATACCCGCTCACATCACAGCCCTCACGGTACACGAGAACCGACTGCAAAAAAACGCAGAGGGGATCACCTACTGCTCCCTGATCACTAAAGCGCAAGCAAACAAATTCAAACCCTCATTTCGTGATCGTAACGCAGAGCGTGGCTGGTACTAACTTTATACTAATCCAACTGATGAGACTAGATAGTTACTGGTCGAAACACCCCCTGTGGGTGTCTTGGAAAACTAATAAGACCTGAGGAGGTTAATCATGAGCAATTCCAAATTTCACTTAGATAAAAATGCAATCCATTTGCTTAAAGAGTGCAACGAGTTGGCATGGCGTATGTCTGGTCGGGTCGAAGAACTTTTTAACGACTTGCATGGCACGTCAGTACCCCGCTCTGTTAGAGATGAGATTGAGATTCTTGAGCAGTACCTAAACAAGGTAATCAATCAGACCACAGAAGCCCTAGACGCTGATCGTGAGATTGACGGTGAGTGTGTCCATGCTTACTGCCCTAACCCAACCAACATAGAAGCCTATGGCTTAAAGGTTGAGAGGTATCTGCCCAGTAACTGGGAGGTATCAGATATAACACCTGACACTGTTTATATTCGTGGTCATAACACCTGCCGCACTGATGGAGAGCGTGAGTTCGAGCACTACTTACAGCCACGGCTAACGTCAGGCTTGATTCACTCTGTGCTTGCAACCGCTGAAGAAGTAGCGAAGCGTGCCCAAGGTGAGCGAGACAATCTTGAGGATGGGTGGGTTCAAACAAACGACATAAGGCACCAGTTACCGTGTTAAATCCAACTGATGATCGCAGTTAGTTACTGCGTGAAACACCCTTCGGGGTGTATTGGAAAACTAAACCTGAGGAGGTTGTATATGTATTTCATAACTAAACTAAACGGCGATCGAGTGCCCAGTCGATATGGTCTGGTGCATTACGTGAGTCTGTCCAGACTGTGTGACTATAGCTACCCTAACGTTAAGGATGGCATAAGCTATCTGGTATATAAGAGTGAATTAGATCGCAGTGATGGCAAAGCCCATGGCGTCTATGTTACTGAGGGCGGAAAGTTGGTGCGCGATAAACGCAGATCAGCATTACGCAAAATACACGATCTATTCAGGGGGCGCAGTATCGATGAAATTACCTACGCCCCACTTTGACATTAACACTATGCTTCACCGCAAGGTGCGGTATGTCCTACAGAAACCTGACGCCCTGCATGATGCCCTGCTACAAATTGTAACTTTGGGCAAATCGGATTGGGATCAGCAAGAGTGGGACGCACTGGTTGCCGATATCGAATCATCCGACCTTACAGTTGGTGAATACATCAAGCCCTACAGAACCTGAGGAGGTTAACCATGGCTTATTACATTAGCAAGCTAGACCCTATAGATGGATCAGTATCACCGTTCGCTAGAGTAGTCAAACGATTATGTGATGCAAAACATCTAGCTGACGATGAGGTGTGTGCGGTATTCAAAAACCGCAGAGACTTCTCTGAAAAGTGGATCTACAAAACCTATGTGTCGCAGAACGGTAAACTTAAACCCGTGACAAGACATGACATCCCGAAACAAATCGGAAATCTGTTTTCTCTCTAGCTGATGAGCACTGGATGGTTACCAGTCGAAACGCCGTGAGGCGTCCTAGAAAACCGTTACAATTGCGTGTATATTAATTTCCTGAGGAGGATACATTATGAAACAAGCACACTTACACCTTATTCAATGGGGTTTAGATCAGGGCTACATCATCGAGGTAGACATCGAGGGTGAGGCTGAGTATCGAGGCAAAAGCTACAAAGAAGCAAAAGATGCTAGCGAAGCGGGTGAGACAGGCTGTATATACCTAATTACTGGCACGGGTGATACAGATTATGCGTGGTTTGGATATCTTCACGACTACGACCAGAAGCCCGATGAAAAGATTTACGACTATGGCATTTGTGCCGTATCTGAATCGTGGCAGAAAGCCTACGACCAACACTGCTCTCAAGCCGCATAACCACCCCCACAATAAGTAACCACCATAAAGCCACCTTCGGGTGGTTTTTTAGTGCTTATTTAATTATCAAAAACCAATATCCTGAGGAGGATTTTATGAGTTTATATTTAGTAAAAAGTGAAGTACGCGATGGTGGTTATGAATACCATGACAAGTTTATCCTGCTAGCAAGTAGCGGCGGAATATCGCTCGAACTACCTCAAAACATCAATGCAATTTTGACGGCATGGGAGTTTGGGTTGACTGTCAAACATGTTGAAGAGTCAGGTGATGAGGTTTGGGCTGACTGTCGGCTGGTTTATTGCAACACCTGCGGAACCATATCAAATGAAAACTACAACGTCATTAAAGAATACCTGAACGTGATTAATCTTGAGTACATTTTAGGTGATGTCGAATATGGCGATGAGCGTGATCAGGAGGTGGCGTAATGGATAACCCATTTGCAGATATCGCCCAGTGGGAGCGCTACTGGGATATGAGCGACCTTGAACGTGTCCGTGAGGATGAGCAGGAGCAGAAAAAGAAAGAAGCGACCGAGCAAAAATGGGCTAATCGCTTTAAGTTAGGTATTCAAGACGAATGCGAACAATACTAGGAGGTGCTATGCCTATATATCAAGTAACAACTAAAGAGGTCTGCCTTAACACCTATGAGGTGGCGGCTAGATCCAAGGAAGATGCTATCAGCTCTTATTATGAGCAGTTGAACTCGCGTCAAATAAAAAGCGTTAGCAGTGATGAGAGTGTTATTTCAACACTTGAAGTATTTCCAACTGATGAGTTGTCGAGGTAGTCCCTCGATCGAAAGTCTAAGTACACAATAGGTAATCTTTTTTACCCTTTGTGTATTTGACTCTTGGATAACTAAAAAACCTGAGGAGGTTTATATGTCTAACAATAATGTTTATTTAAGAAGTAAAAAGGTTAAAAGAATTGGCGGGAAGGATATTGTTTTGTTCTCTCATGCCTACAATCATGAGGTATCTGTCTTAGCTAAAGAGAAGTACTACGGCAGTGAATCGCATTATGACCGAGTGGTAAATCAGCGTGAAAATAAAGCTATGAAATACTGCGAAACACAGAAAGATATAGGGTATATGGTTCTGTGTGACAACTGGACTAGTATTGGGTTGCATTACGATTTATCAAAACCATGCTTAAACCCAGTTTATATAATAGAGCCTCATGACTACTACATTCGCGAGGGCACTCAACTTCCACCTATTGCAGGCTTTGTTTCCCGTAGTGGTTATCAGTACCGTTTTATAGCTTTTGAAGATGCCTGTGAACCTTGGAAGCAAAAATACCCAGAGCAGATTAAAAGAAATGCTTTCACCTAATACTAAAGTATTAGTACCTAATGGCTATGTATTAATGAATCATTTGTACGTATATTCTTCACCCAAAGGAATTGGCACTCTTTCGACATGGATGTTCTCTTAATTTCATTTAAAGGAAATAGGATGAACCTTAATGACAGTAAAATTGAAAAAGACCCTCGATATCTAGTCGCGGTTGCTTTGTTACGACTAGCAAAAACGTCAAAACAAAAAAAGGTATTAAGAAAAATGCTCAAGCAACATCAGGGCTTTGACTTTCTTGCATATAAGCAACACATCAAAAAAGAGATAGATGAAAAAAGCGCGGGCGGTAAAATAATTGTTCACGCATGGAGCCTTGAAGATACATTGCAGGGCTGTCCCTCAACCAAAAAACTGCCAGCAACAGTAGTTGCTTATTTAAGATTTGCTAGATCAGCTAAAGGCAAGTCTGTAATTATTAACCCCCCGTCTTTGACAGTTCGTCAAACGACTTTTACAGAGACTAATCTTCAAAGCGTAGTATAAAGGTGACGGCTCACCTGAGGAGGGTATAGGCACAGGGAATACAGTGCCGAGCCGCCGCCCCTATCATAACCCTACAGTACCCACGGAGTAAAGAATGCAAAGGTATGAATGCCTTTGCTGTCAATTTGCGGGTGATCGTGATGAATTCATAATCGAAGAATGCGTGGATCTGGAGCCTTACGGCGATCGGAGCGTCCCGCGCACATCCTACACTTTTAACTGCCCTAAATGCGACAGCGATAACGTTGACGAAGAATGGCGTGCGCCATTTTAAAAAACAATACAGGAGGTGCATATGCACTTATATAAAAAAATGCTCGAAGTTAGTAATATTCCCGAAACAAGATCCTTACCATTAGCAGAAGCCCTAAAAAGTTTGCATTCTGCTATCTGTGCTTTAGACCAAGAGAACAGAGTGCGCTTCGGGTTCATTAACCCAGAAGCAGTTGAAGCCGCAATAAGCTACGCCTTAACGGAAGACCTCAATGCTGAACTTTGGGGCTCTGACGAAAAGGTTTCCGTCATGATGGATAATCAATCTATTAGTGATAGTTTCTATATTGAATTTACGCCTGACTGTTTCGATGAAGAGGGTAAATCAGAAAAAGAAGGAGCGGTAATTAACATGGAGGACTACAGGAAAGAATGAAAACAAATGATCAGCTAATAAATTTAGCCAAGGAATCAGGGTTAACTATCAAAGAGATATCCGAACTGATAGAGACCCCTTATGGAACTGTAAAAAACTGGACTCGAGGAAAGGAATCCCCAAGCTATAGAGAAATGCCTAGGCACGCACTCATTGCCGCTCGATACTGTATCGAAGCAAAGCTTGCCGAGGAATAAGAAATACCCACTTTGGATACCTGTCCGTAGTACCAGTAATGCGGACGGGCTCCAACCCTTCAACTAGAATACACTCCAGTATTCCCTCTCGCGTAAACCAATACTCCCCATCCCCTAAATCAAAGAACCAAAAGTCAGCTTCAGATACAGAAAATGCACTAGGTTTTCTATGGAAATACTCCACAACAACATTGCCAGTCTTAATTGACATAGGGTCGTATTTAACCTCTATGGTTTGATTGATCTCAGGCACCCTTATATCCCACTCGGGATGATTGCCGATCGCTCTTACAGAACTGGGGAATGTCGTTTTTAGGCGTTCTAGCAACCCTTCCTCGACCCTTCCACCTCTCTTTAAATCTTCCTTAAATCCCACGCTTCTTCCACATAGCTTTTACTCCGTTTTCTACAAGCTGTCTTGTATGTTTAGGAACTGCATCTTGCGGTATTGATTGTATTGCATTGCGCCTTTCTTCTTTGGTACTTAAGTCAAGTATCTGGCTTGGAAGATAATAAGGGAGCGTTGATAGTGCCAAGTCATGAAACTCTGGCTTCATAGCGCCCCTTATATATTCAACGCATTGGGGGTAATATATTTTTCCCGCCGCAATTTCTACGGTCTTACGTAGCTGTGTTGGATTCAATAGGAACCTCCAGCAAGTCACGCATGATCATGATGCCAGTGCTAAAGTCGGTGGTGATGGTTTGCATGCCGTTCATGGCGATGTATTGACCCTCAGCTATAGCCTTTAAAGGAAACACCATTCGCGCCGGCTGATAGTCATACTTGTAAATAAGAATCGGAACATACTCCTCTTTTGCAGAGACACATGCCTGATCCCACCAATCATCTTTATGCCAACTTCCTTTAGCGTATCGCTTGGCTTCAATCATTAAATTATGAAAGACAATGTCTCCATGACCCTTGTCTTGATACTGCTCTAGGTTGCGCTTCAAATGATCTGCACATGACCCGAACTCATCCCTAAATATTCGAATCAAATCCCTTTCAAACGCATGTCCCTTTGCTCGACCATTAATCATCTAATGTTTCCACTAACCACTGAAGATACACGGCGGCTTTTTCAAGTGACTGCCTCGCACCATTCGGGTGTACCTCATATCTCCAAACATACTTCTGGATGTTACCTTTCAGGTATCCCCTAAACTGCTCAAGTTCCATTGAGCTTTTAATCGCTTGTATGCACTCAATTGAATCAGGTGTTTTTTTATAGTGCTGTGGCTGATTTACCGCATCCCATTGTTCTGGGGTCACGTCATCAATGCTTTTCTGCTCTTGAGCGGACGAACTGAAGAAGCTCATGCTCCGTGCCATACCTTCTTTCGAATGCCCGTTTGAACGGGTGCCTGCTTGTGTAGATTTCATTGTCTTCACCTCCACGGTGATGTTTGTAACATAGTGGTAGGGTTTTTAGGTGCGCTTCAGGCTTGGTCTTACCATCAATATGATGTACCTCGGCGGGACTAAACACCCCGTGATATTTCTTGCACACACAGCATCCAAGCTGTGTTATTAAATTCATCCATGCCTTCTCTTCCGTGTTGGGTGCTCTACCCTTCAACTTTATGCCCCGTAAACGCGGCGTTCTGCTCGCTCAGACGCTAGCTTTGACTGCCAAGCCTTGAACTCAACCTCAGCCGCCATCAGGTCAGCCTTGGCTGAAGCTAAAGCACCTTTTGCCATACCTTTTTCAAGGCGTGCGGTAAAAACGTTTTCATCTTCATCCGCAAATCTCTCTTGCCCTGCATTAGTCTTAGTCCCTCTAGCCTCTGCCTGAACCTTGCACTGAGCAATCAATTTTTTTTCTTCAGCTTCTGATCTTGCCACCTGAATCTCGGCTTTCTGTAGCTGAATACCTGCGACTCTAATCGCCTCTGCAAATCGTTCTATATCTTCCATTTGTTAATCCTTTGAATAGTTAATGTAATATCTTGGTCTGCCGCCTCTTCTGTCTTTGTATTGACAGGTTTCGTTATCAAACTCAAAGCCAACACGACCCTCATACATACCGTTTCTGTTTTTCAGTATTTCTAAGTAGGTGTCCCATTGCTTTGTGTACTTTTCGTCTGGCTCTTCACCTAGCATCTCTGCCTGCTCAATTGCCTCAGACTTTCTTTTGTTCTTCCACACAGAGATAAACCCATCAGCTAAATCTGTGATTGAGCCTGAGCCCTTAACATCATATTTATTTGGAGCGGAATACTCCGACTCGCCCTTTCGAACGTGAGTAACAATAAAAATTGTGACGGGAAACGAAAGCTTAAAGTTGACTAGCTTTTCAATGAATCTTTGCTGACCTTCATAATCATCCTGCCTAACCATATTTGTTAAGCTATCAACGATAAAAACATTAATGCCATAACGCCTGTACGCATACTCAAAGCACGCCATTAAATCTTCTGGTTTGGGGGTGAGCTTATCCACGAATAGCCATAAGTTCGGAGCCATCCATTCAAGAAGTTTTGACCTGTATGGCTTTGGAGGGTTAGCTGACCCTGCCGACTGACGTAACATTCGACCCATGGTAGCCTTGGGGGTCATCTCCATTGATGCAATTAAAACCTTCTGATCCTGCTCTACAGCATTGAGCGCCAACTGATTAAGCCACATAGATTTACCATGCCCATTGATACCTGCAACACCCCACAACTCCTGAGGTCTAAACCTAATATCCTCTTCATCTAGCTTTGCCCAACCGCTACCGAATCCCTGCTCGTCATTGGCACGGTTATCAAAAAAGTCATCTATGTCTGTTTCAAAATCAAGGACTGCTCGAAGGGTTTCAGGATCTTTCCATCTTGCCTCTTCATAAGCGCAATTGAGCATCCATTTAGCCTGCTCGTATCCTTCTTTCTTTAACAGATCATTAATATCTTTTGTTGGCAGAGTGACCCGATAGCATCGGTCACCAAACCTGTTCATGATTTCTTCTGCGGCTAGCTCACCCTGCTCATCCATATCAGTGGCAATTATTATTTCTTCGAATCGGGAAAGGTTTTCATATTCATGAGCAATCCACTTGGTTTGCTTAGCGCCCTTACCGCCTCCCATTGGCACACTTAAAGCTGGATAGCCCAACTCCGAACAAGCTATAGCATCCCACTCACCTTCGGTAATCCATACTTTGCGGCAATCTGCGGGCATTGTTTGCCAGCCAAAAAGTATAGGTTTTAGATCTTTTTGCGTGCTTGGGTTTCCATCGTGATCGACTGGCTTGGTTTTAAGAAATACCTCTTTGCCGCTGGGGTCGTAATAATTAAATACAACATCCTTACCTCCACGACCGTCTGTCTCATATATCTTGTGGCGGAAACATATCTCCCCTACATCTTTGAAGCCTCTCTGCTCCATATGTTTATGCAAGGCTTCTCCGCTTACTTGTGGTGGTGGCTTTGGTTTGGTGTAATTCTTTTTTTCCGCCGTTGCTATTTTTTTTGCGGGACTTCTATCCCTTATGGCGTATGTTTTTTTAGCCCAATCCATCGCTTCAGTGAGCGAGTAGCCATTACGATACTGTATAAGGTCGAGTAGATCCCCGCCCTCTCCAGTAGCAAAGTCCATCCACTTTCCTGATTGATCACCTGTAAGATAGATAGACATAGACCTACCCTTCTCACCCTGTATAGAGCCTACCTTGTAACAGCCTGACTCCATCTTTCCCTCTGGATATAACTCGTGGCACACCGATGCGGCGTGACTAGCGAGCTCACTACTTAAATCTTTAACATTCATTTAACTGCCCCCAATAAATCATCATGTCTTGATATGTTTTTAAAACACTGCAAGCCTTGCCAGTCAGGTTGACCTACTCTCTGCCAGCCTCTCGATATGGCAAACTCCACAACCTTGTTCATATCAAACTTTTCGTTTTGCATAACCTCGAAATCATGCGTTTGTCTTGTAATTGTTGCCTTAGCAACCTTTCTGTTACCGTTACCCTCAACCTTGTAATCCCACCACGCTTCCCATGCTTTTTTGGAAACACCCGTAGGACATTTGTTAAGGAGCGCTTCTTTCCAATGTTCTTCTGTAGTAATAGTTATTCTTTGTGGCGGATTATCCGTAGCCGGATTACCCGTAGACGGATTACCCGTAGACGGAAAATCAGCCTCGGTGGTTTTAGTAGTAGGCTTCACGGAATCTGGAAATACATTGCGCGTATCGGTAGCCAGCCAGTCATAACCACCGAACTGCCCCTTGCCATCTCTGCTTGCGTGCTTCTTTAGGTAGCCGCTAGACTCAAGACATTTTGTAATAGACTGCATCTTGGTTTTTCCTACAGCAAAGACAGTGCATAGCTGAGTCTGAGTTACCTGCCAGTCTTCAACGTGAGACAGCAAGTAAACCAACACGCCCAAGGCTTCGGGTGTTAGACTGTCCTCCCTTGCATCAGATGCTGATACACCTCCACGCAGGAGTAAGTTTGGTAGCTTGGTGTAATGGGTGCTGTCATTAAAGGCGGGTCGATAAATCATAAAAAAAGAAAAAGCATCCGTGTGGTAAAAGTAATCTATATGGGTCTATACTAATCTAGAAGTGCACATTTAAGCAACAAGTGTTTAATCATCTATGCATAAATAAATATGTTGACATTATTATATTAGTAGGCGTAAGATCGCGAGAAATACCCTATGGACTATATTGTCATTAGGTAACATGGAGAACTGTTATGAAAAAAGAAGAAAGGGCAAAGTTTTTTAACTCAGCCTTAGATAAATCTGGGGTACCAAACTGGGGAAGGAATGCGGAGATAGTAAAGCGCATTAATTGTAGCCCTGCTACTGCCCAAGGCTGGTGTAGAGGATCTTTACCAAGCGATCCGGAAACTCTCGTATCTGTATGTGACGCTTTCAATGTAGATTTATATGCTTGGGTTGACGGCAAATCTAGAGGCTCAACAAGCATTGATAGTGACAAAATGATGAAAGCACTTATACAGGCTAAATCGTTGTTTGAGGCAGTTGGAATGAACTTGGAGACAAACCAATACGCCAAGGTAATATGTTACTTATATACGTTGAATGGGGAAGGTGACGTGGTAAGTGCTATTACAGATCTGATTAACGAGTAATCTGTAAGTAATATTTATAATCTATAAGTGTTGATTTATAATCCATAGAGTAATACTATGTAGTTAGCTTAACAAAGGAGCTAATTACATGGATACGCTTAAGCGCTCAGAGATCTGGGCGACCCTATCTAAAAAAGACGTAAAACCCTACTGCACAGAAACCGAAGTCATCGGTGACGTGATTCTAAAATATCTTCCTTGGATGCGTGCTCACGAAATTATGATGAGCCTGTACCCTGAATATAGCTGGGAGTTTACAGAAGACCCCGAAGGCAGAGAGTGTCACTACTTTGATGACGGTTCTGCTGAGGTGCGTTGTCGTATGACTATCGGCGAGCACACAAACATCACTGCACTGCCAGTACACCGTAACGGTAAACCTATCCCCTCGCCTAGCGCAATGGACATCAACACAGCAAAACAAAGATGCCGAGTCAAGAGTATGGCTGAGTTTGGTCTTGGTTATCAGATGTGGCTGAATGATGCAGAAAGCAAGCCTAAAGAGGCACCTTCTGAGTCAGTAGAAGAACCCGTTGATGAGTCAGAATTAGTTAAAGCCCTTTGGAACAAAACTAAAATTGAAGAAACCAAGACGTTTGGTGATGCACAAAAACTGTATTCACGCTTTACCAAAGGCTTACAGAATCGCGGATGGACTGATGACTCGGATCGCTGGGAAGCATTGTGTAAAAAGAACGATTGGAGGGCTAAGAAATGAGTTTAGCTGTCCAAGGTTCTCCCGAGTGGCATAGAGCCAGAGCGGGCAAGATTAAAGCCTCTGTATGTGCCGCCCTTGAGGGTAAGCACAAATATATGAAGTCAAAAGACTTGGTTCGTCAGGAAGTTAGAGCCCTAGCAGGCTCTGAATCTGAATTTAAGATGGTACCGGCTGTAGCGCACGGTCAGGTTATGGAAGATACCGCTCGTATCTTTCTCGAAAAGACTCAAGGATATACCGTTGAAGAGACAGGGCTAGTTGTTCACCCTAAGTATGACTTCTTAGCCGCAAGCCCCGATGGTTTGGTGGGTTTGGACGGGTGCGTTGAAATTAAGTGCCCTTACCCGCAATACACCAAGCAACCCTACTCTGTTTTCGATCCTGCAAAGTCTGTTTATTTGTGGCAGGTATACATGCAGATGGAGGTTCTTGACGCTGACTGGTGTGACTTTATCTGCTATCTAGCTAATAACGAGACCAGTGAGCCGCAGTTTACTATTGAAAGGGTTGAGCGCAAGCAGGACTTTCTGACCGAACTTGTCAGTAGAAAGTACATGCCTCAGCCTGAGAAGGGAACCATATCTAGACTTGATTTATATCAGGCTTGGCACCGATGGATCGCTGAACAGCATAGTGACCCTGTAACGCGCAAGCTACACACCGATGCCATTGAGGCAGAGAGCGCTGAGGTCGTAACTAATGATGAAGATCTTAACTCCTTAACAAAAATTCAAAACCGGATACATGAAATAAAAGACCGTATTTCGGACGAGCTAGAAATTCTAGACATTCTTTCCACCAACTCAATCGACCTAAAGAAAAGCATTGCTGGTCGTTTTGATTCAAGCGTTTCTAATGGAAAGACAACAGTCAGGATAACAAGCAAGACTCCACCCATAGACTACAGAAAGGCATTTGAGTTTCTAGGTGGCGAGGACGAAGTCCTCAACAAAGACGAGAGTATCGATTCCTTCAGAAGGACTACCGGTACTAAGCAAGTAACGATCTTACATGGAGATCAACTATGAAAACCCCAACAGCGTTTGAAAGCCTGAAAGCAGGAAAGGGTCGTTTGTACCCGATGGATAAAGAAAAGAGAATAGCGGAATGGAATCGCTTAAAGCAGTACGAATGGGCAACTAAGGCACATGTGCCCAAGTTCGAAGGTTATATAAAGATTAATCAGGATGTTATCGACGAAATGACCCTTGCAATGAATGCACAGGGTGGCGAGTTCCGATACAACCTAAAAGTTTGTGAGCAGATGGGTGACGATGGCGAGCTGAAGCAGTTCAACATTGATTACTGGGTGCCAACCAAACCAGCGAAGTCAAAGCCAGTAGAAAGTGCGCCTGCCGATGACTTTTTAGATGATGATGTACCATTTTAAAGGATAAATTATGCCACTAAGAATCACCCGTGCCGTTGACTCGGTACTGTATGGCGGGTGGGATCTAGACCCCTCGGATTTAGAGGGGTCATGTGACCATCGAATTTGGGTGAGGAGGGTTAGGGACACAGACAAGCATCAGGATGCGTTGATAAACATTGAGTCACAGCAAGGAGTGACTGAAGAGATTATAAATATTGACGAGCCAATGATGGTTGATCACGGAATAGAGTTAAAGATGGTTGGGGTACAGCGCTATCACCTCAAACCCGAAAAGCACTGCAAGGTTTGTGATCGAGGAGATCACTTTAAATCAAAGCATATTCCGCAGGCACGCATAGCAGTCGATGCCCCGCGTGAATACGAAGTCATCAGGCATGACGCTAGGAAGAAAAGATGAATGAAGATACTGTAATAGAGATAGGCGGTAACAGTTACCGATCAGGAGACTTATCGAAGACCTGCATACAGAAGATCAATTCTGTGGCACAGAGTCGCCAAGCGCTTCAGCTTGTAGCCTCTTTAGTTAACCATGCACAGCATGGAATAGACGTGGATTTAAAGGAAGCACTAAAACTTCTTCCTGATCCTGTATCTGACTCCCCCTCCTCGAAGGATGCAGAACAGGAAGGCTAGCAATCCTCCTCGCTGGCTTGGTTCACCAGTGCTAGATAACGAACCCTAGACATTTGACCCTTTGGTGTAGATAATAATCTGGCTGATGGGTCTCTCACAAGGAGGCTTATATGAGTATGACGTTTAAAGAAGTTGCAGAGATGTATGTGCAACAACCGACAAAAAAGTATGCGCGTAAGCAGAAGCATTGCTTGCAGATAGTTGGCAAGATTTGCGAAAAAATTGGCAATGAACCTGTTGCTAAGTTTCAGCGCAAGCGCCCTGTCCTTGAGTATGTGACAGCGGTTAGGGCACAGCCGTCAACTAGGCGTGCTGGTAAGTTGGTAAGTAATGGGTATGTAAATAGCCACATTGTTTTCCTTAGAGCAATTTTGGTTTTTGCAAGGGATGAGCTTGAGATTATTGATCGAGTTCCTTTGATTAAAACCTTAACGGAAAAGAAGCGTGACACATATCTTACGCCGGAACAGGTTCGTAATCTCATGCGTTGGTTGGATGAGTTGCGAGCAGACATGGTGGAATTTGCAGTTAATACAGGGCTGAGAAATAGCAATGTTCGATTATTAAAGTGGTCGGATCTTGCGGATGATTTATCAGCACTGTCTGTTAAGGCTGAAGATTCTAAGAACGGTGAAGCTACAGCGATCCCTTTAAATCCGGATGCGCGTCGTGTGTTGAGAAGACGTAAGTCCAAGTGTAGAAGTTTAGAGGATCGTTATCCTTATTTAAAAGGCAAGATAGATTATGTTTTTGCTAAGGAATCGAATCGCCGTGCAGTGAATGGTACGCCGTATGCAGACTGTAAGGCTGTGTCTGGTACGAACTGGCGTAAAGCGTGTCGTCAGGCAGGACTTCCAGATGATGTTGTGTTTCATACAATGAGGCATACATTTGCAAGCTGGCATTTACAGAGTGGAACGAGCGAGTCAACACTGCAAGAATTGGGTAATTGGCAAAGCGAGCGTTCAATGAAAAGGTATGGTCATCTGTCGATGAAATTTAAGAAAGAGGCGGCTGGCAATATCAGTGGATTATTGAGGGGTAATCTTTAATAATTTACAGAATGGTGTTGACCTTAACCTGAAGTATTAGTTAGCCAACACCTTAACTTGGGTACTGTTTATTTATACAGAAGCCCGCAACCTAGAGAAGGTTACGGTAAGCGACAAAAAAATCACATGTAAGTAGTTGATTTTATTGCCAAAAAAATTGGAGCGGGAAACGAGATTCGAACTCGCGACCTCAACCTTGGCAAGATGTCGGCATGTGATCCCTTATAAATCAATAACTTACGAGAGACTCATCAGAAATGTCGTAAAATTGTTGACCGTAACCTTTCCTTAAAAGAAAGGTCTTAAATAATGAAAAATACTGATAAATTAATTGCCGATATAAACAAGTTTGCAGACCAAAAAATCAAAGAAACAAAGCGAGATGTAAGCGTGATAAAAGGCATGGTGTTTGACTACCTTGGGCAGGAAGCATGCACTCTAAAAAACTGGCATGTAGCCGCTTGGATTCTTATAACCATATTATTTTGTTCTTCTACCTCTATATAACTAAAAGTTATAACGGGTATAAAAACAAAGCATTTCCCCTAGTAGTAAGTAGCACTTAGAATGCCTCTTCATTAACCCGAAGAGGCTTTTTTTAGTGATTACAGTATGTGTTTTGGTAGTGTTTGGCTTGGCGTGTATAGGACTGCAAGACTTGAGGAAGAAGTAACTACTTCCCCTCAGCCTTTCGGTATGCCTTGTTAAAGATATCAAAGATCTTGTTTTCATTAACTTCAAGCTCTTCAAGTAACTTTCTTCTTTTCTCCTCTCCTAATGAGCCGGCACCGTAGTTCTGTTTCTCAACCATTTTTCTTGTTTTAGAGATCCTTCTAAGGTCTCTGTTTGCCAGCTCGTAAAGATTCTTACCGTTATACTTGGGGTTAAGTAGCGGGATGAAATCTTTAAACTCTGTCTGAAGTCTAGCCACTTCCGTCACGTCTGTAGCTTCTTTAAATCTAGTTACAATTTTACGGGTCTCTTCCCAGTTCTCGTAAAACTCGAATCGGTCTGCATAATCTGAGGGCGACTCAAAGAAACCACCAACTAACGGGAGGTCTTGCTTACGGTAGTCTTCATCCGAAAGCATACGACCTGCAATATCAGTTGTCTGGCTACCAAATCGACCCAAGCCGCCAAGGAAATACTCATAAGCATATTGCATCTTATCTGGATTGATAGATATGGATCCATCTCGGTACTTATCACCCCCAGTAGCATCGTTGAGGAACTCAGCCGGAACAGTAAACATCTTGTCGGTTGATCTTCGAGAGTTATAAGCATTGGCTCGGTCAACAAACAACGGGTTTTGCTCTATGTAGATATCACTGCCAAAGAAGTT